CCACGCCGTTGTTGAAGCACGACGTGTTGGCCGAGCCCGACCCGTCGACGGGGTCGCTGCTCGTGACGAAGAAGCCCTGGAACCCGGTCTCGCCCGCGGCTCCCTGACCGCTCGTGACCCCGAGTCCAGTGCCCGTGAGCAGCCAGTCAGCCGTGGTCGCGGTGTCGAACAGGATGTTCGAGGATGAGCCCAAGCCGACGATGTTGTTGGCCTGACTCTCGATGAACAGGAACTCGCTGGCCGTCAAGTCGCGCTCGACCCCTGCGAGTGCCTGCGCCGCGAAGAACGTCAGGTCGGGTGCCTGGTAGTCCAGGATCGCCCCGTTAATCGTCGAGCTGTGGTGCATCATCAGGGCCGACGCGACCAGCTCTGGATCGACCGTCGAACGCGCTGCTGTGGCCCCCTCGGAGAACCCAAGCACGTTGTTGGCGTTGCCGTTGCCGATCGTGATGGCCGAACTCGGAGTCACCACGGAGCTGACGAGACGGATGCTCGCCCCCTCCTGCGCGACCACGGAGGCCGGAAGGCCCGCCCCGACCGCGGCATTCTGGATCTGCCGGAGCACGGTGTTGGCGATCGAGATCGGACCCAGAGGAACGTCTGCTTGACCCGCCGCCGGGATTGCTGCCCCGGTGGCGTCCCGGAACACGACGGTGAATGCCGTACCGTCGATGTTCACCTTCCAGACGTTGTTCTGGGGGTTCACTCCACCGGAAGCGTAGAATCGAACCCTCGGCTGTCCGTCGCGCGCATCCGCGAACGTGCCCGCTGCGACCTGTCCGTCCTTGAACCCGACTTCGCCGACCAGAGACGCGGGCCGGAGAGTGGCTTCGATGCCAGCGAGACCCACAGCCTTGGCCGCGAGACCCGTCTCCGTCGTAGCGTTCGTGCCCTGAACGATCAGATTCGTGCGGTCGACCTGACTCTGCGGCTCGAGAGAACCGGAACCCGGCAGGATTCGGTTTCGCATGATGATCCGGTCGTAGACCAGGCGACCGGAAGCCCCGGAGACCGTGAAGCGACGAGCGATGTCACCGTCCACGACCTTCGTCTGTTCCTGGCCGGGCAACGCGTCGGTCGAGAGACCACACAGGATCGCGAAGTCCTCAGCGACCGTCGCGGCATCAAGGAACTCCCACACACCGCCGCCGAGGCCAGAACCGCCCGTAAGCGTCGCACCGGACACCGGCAGACGGATCGCCGTCGAGCTGGCCAGGGTGATGAAGTTGCCCGAGGGGCCCGGAACGGCAGCCGTGATGTCCACGACAGCCGACGTACCACTCGAATTGTCCGCGGTAACGATGCCCACGAGGCCATTGCCAGCATCGGAGATCGCCGCAACGATCGAGGTGGCCACCTGGACGGTGGTCCCCCCTCCGGCGAAACTCGCGCCGGATACCGGCAGGCGCACGCCCGTCGACGAGGCGATCGTGTAGGTGTTGCCGATCACGCCCGGGGTGTCCGCCCAGACCGTGACCGTCGTGACCGTTCCCCCCTCATTGTCGGCCGTCACCGCGGCTGCGAGGCCGTTGCCGGCATCGTTGATGGCAGCAACGATGCTGCTGGCCACTGTGAGGTTGGTGCCAATACCACCCGCCAGCGTGGGGCCGCTGGTGATGAGTCGTGTCGCGCTACTCGACAGGAGGACGATCGTGTTCCCCGCGTTCCCCGGTGTCACCGCCGTGACAGTCACGACATCGAGGACGACGCCGGTGAGGACGAGTGCCGGGAGAGAAGCGACGATGGACGCTCCGAGGGACGTCGCCACGGTGGTGTCGTCACCGATGCCACCGAGCAGGGTGCCGGCGGAGAGGGTGATCCTCGTGGCGCCGGTAGACTCCATCAGTGTGATGCCGTTGCCGACGAGGCCGGGAGTGAATGAGTCAATGTCGACGACGTTCGACGCGCCGCCAGAGTTGTCGGCAATGACCCCTCCGACAAGACCGTTGCCAGCGTCAGCGATCGCCGCCACGAGGCTCGTTGCCGCTGAGATGTCGTCACCCACACCACCCGTGAGTGTTGCGCCGCTAAGAGTGAAGCGACCGGGAGCGGTTGTGCTGAGGGTGAGCAGGTTGCCGACCGCGCCGGGCGTGACAGCCGTGAGCACGAGCGTGGTCGCGCCCGAGGACGTGGCCGTAACGTCCACCGCGAACGAGTTGGCCACGTCGTTGACGGCCGCGAGTGCGTCGTCACGCGCCGACGTATTCGTGCCCAGGCCGCCCGCCAGCGTCGCGCCGGTGAATGTGAGGCGCGCCGGTGCGGTCGAGACGGTCGAGATCGAGTTACCGCCGGTGCCGGGAGTAATCGCCCGGATGTTCACGATAGCCGACGTGCCGCCCGTGTTGTGTGCCTGCACGGTGCCGGTCATGCCGTTGAGCGGATCGAGGATCGCCGCGACGATCGCCGTCGCGGTCGTGATCTCGGTTCCGACACCGCCGCCGAACGTCGCCGGGATCGTCACGGTGCCGTCGGAGGACAGGTTGGCGACGGCGTTGGCCGCCATGCCCGGAACCGTCCAGGTGGCGGTGACGTCAGCAGGACCGGGACCAACCGCGGCGCTCGAGAAGGCTGCGAACGAGTTGAGCGGGTCGTTGAGTGCCGCGGCGATGTCCGCGGCGATGGCTGCCGTCGTGCCGAGTGTGTTGTCGTAGTCGTCTGCGCCCGGCGTGCGAGGTCCGCCTGCCGGGGTCAAGACGTACGGACCGCCCGCGATGGCGCCCGTATCGATCGTGATCGTCGCCGACGACGGAGATGCCGTCACGGTGATGAGAGCCGTCGCTTGTGTGCCAGCATCGAAATTCAGACCGCCGGGCGTGGTGACATCGTCGGCCGTGAGCGGGATGCCGGCGATGGTGATCGTGTCGCCGTAGAGCACACCTGTGCTCGGGAGCGCCGTCACGACCACGGTCAGCATCGTGGTGGCGCGAACGCCGGCGTTGAAGTCGTCGGCACCGGAGGTACGAGCGACATCGACGGGCGTGAGCACGTTGCCGTTGATCGTGACCGTGTCCGCCGCCACGACGGGATACGGAGCGGCCGAGGCCACGCGGACGCCGCTGAAGCCGATCGTGCCCGTAGCCGCGGTCCCGACGTTAAAGTCGAGGCCACCCGGCGTCTGCGTGTTGCTGGCCGTCAGCGTGACAGGACCACCACCCACGACCGACGTGTCGATCGTGATTGTGTCGCCGTACTGGACCCCCGTCAGGGTCGCCGTTCCATCGGCTCGCGTCCCGACATCAAACTGATTCGCGGCCGGGACTCCTTCGACGCCTGTGAAGACCTGACCGTCAACGGTAACCGTGTCACCGGGGATGGGCCCCGAAACCGTGATCGTTCCCGTGGCGCGTGTGCCCTCATTGAAGTCGAGGCCACCAGGCGTCTGTGATCCAAGCGCGGTGATGACGATCGGGCCGCCGCCGGCATCAATCGTGAACGTGTCACCTGGCTGGACACCCATCGGAATGAGGGTCGCCCTCGCCTGTCCCGTGTCGAAGTTCTGGTCGCCCGTCGTTTGGGCGAGATCACCCGTGAGGGTCACGCCGTCGATCGTGATCGTGTCCCCGATGACCGCGAGCGCCGACGTCACCGTGCCGGTGGCGAACGTACCGAGGTCGGTCGGAGTACCCGAGAACGTGAACCGAAGCTGTCCGTCGGAGTTCGCCGTGGTGGTGATGTCCATCCCGGAGAAGACGGCGGGGAGAGCCCCAATGGCTGTCTGCAACGCTGAGTCGACTGCGGCCGCCAGGGTCGTCGGCGACGTGTACGTTCCGGGAGCGATCGTGGCCGTGACAGGCCCCGTGGTCCCGCTGGTCACGCCCGCATAGTTGAAGACGAGCTTGTCGTAGCGTCCCGCGGTGATCGTGAGCGATCCGAGGAACCGTGTCGTCCCATCGAGGAATGGGTTGTTGGCCACGAGCTTCGCCTCGGCGTTGATCGCCTCGACGTAGGCATCGGCGTCCACGGCCGTCTGGGACGGGACGATGGTCGTGATGACGACCCCGTCCACTGTGAACGACACGTTGTCGTTGATGCCGCTCAGGATGTCGTAGGTCGTCTTGCCGGAGTCGTCGGTGTACTGAATCTCCTCACCGAGCAAGCTCGCGTAGAACCCGAGTCCCGCGATCCCATGCGGTGCGGAGAGATCGATGCCCGCAGCGCCGCCCGCCAGAGCGGAACTGTCGATGGTGAAGCGGGCGCGATCCGAGGCCCCAGAGACGAAGAAGTACGGACCCGCACCGGGCACCGTGAACTTCGCGATGGTGGCGTCCTTTTCCGCGAACTGCACGGTGACCGTCTCTTCGACGGGGCCGGATGTGCCTCCTTCGAAGTGCACGTCGGGGGTGAGTTCACTGCCCGACGGGAACTCGATCGTGACGCCCGTGAGCGCGGGACCCTTGCTCCCGAACTTCGGCGTGTAGATCGGGTTGCCGTTCTTGTCGAACAGGAAGTACGTGCCGATCCCAGACGGTCCGCTGGTCTCGACTTGGACCGTGTACTCCTCGTCGACCATGATGTTGTACCAGAAGGTAGCGAACACGGTCGCGCCGACGGGCACGGGATCCTTGAGCGTGATGACGGTTCCCTCGACCTTCGTCACCGCCACCGGGCCACGGTTGAGTGCGTCCTCGGATCCGAATCCCCAGTATGCCTTGACGAGATTCGGGTTGTTCGTCGGGAGGTCGATGCGGTTGTTCGAGACTGACAGGAACACATCCTGCCCCAGCGGCGTGTCGCGGCCGTTGCCGGTCGTCGGCTGCACCGGCAGCTTGAACTGGAGGCGGTTCTCGACGGCTGGAATCACCGTGTCGTCCACCACCGGCTCGGCCTCGGCCAGGAACCAACGATTGTCGATCAGGAGACCCGAGATCTGCGTCGGTCCGAACGGAGGGGCTCCCGGCGTGGTGATTCCTGGGGAGACCAGGAAGGCCGCTCCCCAGACAATCAGGTCGTCCTTGAGAACGAAATCGGCTCCCTCAATGAAGTCGCTGTTGCCCGGCACGATGCCGCAACGGATGACCTCAGTGACATTGATGTTCGCGAGGTAATCGAACGTGTCCTGCCACGTGTTGAAGAAGTACTGGATCGTGACGGTGTCGCCGACCGCCGGGGCGAAGGGCAGCGTCACGGCTCTGTTCTGGCCATCGACCTCCGTCGGAATGACCTGGACCGAGTTGACACGCACAGTCACCTTCGACGTGTCAGTCGTGGTGATGCCGCCGTTTGAACCGTCGACGATAGGCCCGTTGAAGGTGAAGAACGTGCGGTTCCGACGCGTGTTCTGGTTCTGCGTGAAGCCGAGGACCGAGTTGGCCGTGCCGTTCCCGATCAGGAGATCGTTGTCGGCAACAAGGCGCACCGCCGTGAGACCGAAGTTATTGGTGTAGGTCGACGCCACCAGCGACGTGCCAGCCGCAGCCCCGTTGATCAGGGAGACCACCGTAGCGGCCGTGACGCTGCCGGTGGGGAACGTGGCGGTCACAACCTGCTGCGTGGTTGCCGACTGATCGAAGTCCACCGTCACGATGAACTGGTTGTTGGAGGAGGTGAACTCGTAGGCGTTGCCGAGGGCCCCCTCGAGAATCGCTCCCTGCGTGGACACCTGGTTGGACAGGTTGTCTGTGGTCTGTGTGTCAGTGCGCTTGAAGAAGTAGGTGACCCGCACGTCATCGCCGAAAACCGGCGCCGTGCTGATCTCGATCACGCCGATGTCGGCGCGAGCCACGCTCAGCACCACGTCGGGGCGGCCATTGATGGTGACCAGGATCGAGCTGGGATCGGTCGCCGTCCGACCCGCCCCCGACCCGTCCGTGATCGGGTAGTTACGGACCTGGATGCGGCGGCGCTCTCCGTTGAAGTCTCCGAGGATGACCTCGCCGGTCATCGTGATCTCCACGACGGCTCGACCGGTCTCGTCCTCCTGGGGGACCTGCTGGTCGACCGAGCTGCTTGAGCCACGGATGACCTCCAGGTCCTGTTGCTGGAGCAGCTCGTTGCCCGTCCCGATCAGCACTGGGATGCGGACGCCCGCGAGCACGCCCGAGACCGGGCTGTCGAAAAGCGTGCGGGTGTACACGCCCGGCGGGCTGTAAATGGTACCTGGAAAATCAGCGGGCATGTCAGCGTCCTTTCAGTACGACGTAGTCGTCGACAGAAATCCTTGTGAAGTGGAATCCTTGACACGGAGTTCCACGGCGAATCGACTTCGCTACGGCATCAGAAGACAACCCAAGAATTTTGGCTGCTTCGGAGGCCGATGAGAACACGCAACCATCGGATCGGCGAACGGGGTTTGCGTTGCTTTCTCGGATGCGGGTCTTGTGCTCTTCGGAGAAAAGCCGTCCCTTGTGGGCGGCACTCATCTTGGCGCGCGTATCTTCCGAAACGGTGCGGCCAGTGTGAGCCGCCACCATCCGTTCCTTGCTCTCTACGGAATGACGCCGATCCTTCCAGAATTCGCCCCGACCGCGCTCCAAATTCAAGAGCTGTTGCGGCAACATTCCACGTTTCTTCGCTGACGCCGACATCTTCGCGCGAGTGTCAGCATTTGCGACAACCCCGGCACCACCCTCCGTCAAATTGTAGCCGTGGGCCCGATCCGAGGACCGGTAGAGGGCAATGTAGGACTGCTCACGCTCATTGGCTTTCTCCAAGGTTGGGATGCCCTCCTCAAGCGTCTCCCAGACCATGGCGCACCTGTACTTGCGCAGCGCAGCGGCAAAGTGACGATTCTTCCCAACCCGTGCAAGATAGTGATGTTCCACTTTGCGAGCTTTGAGTGTGCGCCCAGTGATCCCGACGTAAACCTTCCCGCTCGGCGACGTGGCCTTGTACACCACGTACGTCGCGTCATCCGCGGGACGCGCCCCCCCGCTCGCGCTCGACTCGGACGAGGAGTGCGTCGCATCTGGCCACGGGGTCACCGTGACGAGTTCGTTGGTCTGGAGCATCGAGGTCGGCTATTCGCTCGGGATCTCTCCCGTCTGTCGGGCGCACGTCTCCTGAGAGCGTGTTAGGCCCTGGGTGCAGTCGCGGATCGCGCTCGTGGAGCGCCTTGGTTCACGTCTCCGTGCCCGTCTCCGTCAGTCTGTCGGTTCACGTCTAGCCGTCCCCTCGCGGGGAGGAAGCATTCTGCGGGCCTGCTAGGCAGGTTGGTTCACATCTCGTCTGTCCGTCTGGTCACGTCTGGGTCCTCCGAGTGGGGAGGCCGGGTGTGCGACTGTCGCCTCAGCGAGCAGCCTCCTCGGAGGAAGCGCCACGGCGCTCCCTCCAAACCTTGTATCGGTGCATGACCTCCTGGTTGACGATGCGGGCCCTCTTGGCGGCCCGGCGCTCATCCGGGGTCATGACGAAGTATTCACCGCCGTCGAGCCGGCTGAGGTGCTCCCCTGTCGTCCCTTCCGCGGCGATCACGCGGCGCTTGTAGTCCTGGCGACGTTGGAACTCCCGCAGATTGGCTTCCGCGCTACGCCCGATGACGACATCGACATCGTGATCCACCGAACTCGCCCCGGTGTTCTGTGGAGCAGGAGCATCAGGCACGTGAGCGAACTTGAAACCCGGGGTCGAGAGCCGCCTCTCGGCCGGATCGCCGCATCGCTTGCAGGAGAGGGTGTCCTTGACCTTCCCAGATGGCTGCATTGTCCCGAAGCGCAGACCGCAACTCGGGCACTGGTAATCGAAGATCGGCAAGGCGGGGGTTCCGTCTACTTGGCCCGCCCTATAGCTCAAGTATCGGAAACCGGGCCCGAAACGCGGACTTCGTTGGACCGGCAGCTTCCGGGCTCTTACCGTAGCATCTCGCCTGTTCCGTAGACCCCTAAGCGCCCGCGCTTGCCGACGAAGAATGGGTCCCACGGTGCTCGGAGCCCAAGGGATGCCAGTACGCGGAAGTTCGTCTGAATCTTCGCGATTTCCTCGTCTGAGAGCCCCGCGATCTGCTCGATGAACGGAGAGATGAGAGGAGCCTGCCCTTGTGGGATGGGCTCGCCACCACCCGGCTCGACGCCTCGAATCGTGATGCCGAGTGGGACGTGGATGCTCCAGTCTGTCTGGAGCTGCAGACTGAAGCTCGCGTTGTAGAACCAGTCGTCGGCGACCTCGTCGTACTGTTCTTCCGTCTCGCCTCCCATGTTGACGGATGCGATCTCGATTCCCTGGCTGGAAAGGCGCGGTCGAGCAGTCGTCCACAGGTAGAGCGCGGTCTGGTCGAGGATTTCGCGCTGCGATAGGGGATCCCTGGCGATCACGTCGACGTCAAGCGTGAGATCCCATCGACCTCCGAACTCGAGTGCTGATACGGTGCGCTTCTCCTGGACCACGACAGCTAGACGGTCCCCCGCGGTGACCCGTCTTCCGAATGCGAGGACGGTTCCAGGAATCGGGTCCCGGAGCGCACGATCCTCGACGACCTTCCAGGGACCCGTCGTCTCGCCTGGACAACGGTAGTCGGCCGACAAGAACTCGTCAGCTTCTAGGTCGTCGACGAGATCGATCTCGCCCGTATTCGGAACCGCCGTGTAATTCGTGCCCTCATAGAGCAGGAGATTCCCCGGCATCCGATAGAGACGGAGCGTGCCAGCCAGGAACTTCCCTTGCTGGAGCTGGTACTGCGTGGCGTTGATCTTGAGAACCGTCTCATCGATCACGTCGAGCAGCGGGTCGACATAAAACGCTTGGTCGGTTGGCTCACCGTTCGCATCGCAGAAGTCCAAGTAGTAGATGCCGGGAGGCGAAGGGAACTCGCCGCCGTTGTTCTGGATGGCGATGAAGTCCTCGCGCACCCACTCTACTGACAAATTCGGCTTACCCTCCACATGGGCGAGGTAGACGTAGCTCTGCACCGTCCCTTGGAAGTTATCCGCGGCAAGCTGGACCTGGTTGCCGGCACTGTTCTTGAGCACGATGCCGAACTGCGGGCGCTCGCGAAAGCTGTACTTGCCCTGGATGTGATGGACAATGTCCTTGTACTTCGGGTGATACGACCAATACTTGCGGATTTCCTCGATGAATTTCCGGTTGATTTGTTCCGTGAGGAAGTAGTACATGGATCTACTCCTCTGCCTGGGCTTGGTCGGTCACAGCGCAAAATCTCCTGGCCCATAGGAGGACTAGAGAACTAAGCTATTCCTCGTCGTACTCTTGGAGCGCCTGGACGAGAAGTCCTCGTGCCACGGCCTCCAGCGGGTCGCGGGCCGCACGGATTTCGCTGACCTCGATCGGGTAGCGCTTCCGCTTCTCCTCGAACACCTTCTTGAAGAACTCCAGGAAGCCCGCGGCCTTGCTTGTCCCGCCCGAGACGACGATTGGGATGGCCTGCGGGAGCGCGAACCTGCTGCGGATCTTCTCAAACTCGATCGCGATCGTGTCGAGCGTGTACTCGATGAGGTTCTTGTAGTAGACGACAAGCGCCTCCTGTTCGCGGTCCGACGGACGCAGGAGGTCGAGTCCCTTCTCCTTGATTGCGCACATGCGGGCCTGCGTAGAGCCGACGCTCCTCGCGGCCCCGGCATCGATCCAATCTCCGCAGTTGTGAACGATCATCCCGGGCGACGAGAACGAGTGGTGCGACGATGCCACGCGGATGTCGTAGACTTTGCTCCCGTACTCGACGACGTTGACCGAGCGAACGCGGTACGTGACAAAGTCGGGAAAGTCGTCGAACACCTGAGTCCCCTCGCACGCGATCATCGTGTCGAGGAGGTTTTTCGCCACATGGCCGCAGATCTTGATCTCATAGCACGGTTTTCTGCCCTCGATCCTGACACCGCGCGAGTTGAGTCCTCCAACGCGTGGCTCCCTCTTGACGATAGAGTGTCCGACTCCAAAACGGTTCAAAAGATGATGCGCCAGCATCACAACGGGGAGCGACGTGTTCGTGATCGTGTGGCGCTTGGCCTCCTCGTGAGAGTCGCTGTCGAGGAGACCCTGAACGATCCCGAGGGCCATCTGATTGCCGATTTTGGATGGGTCGAGGGGGCACGTCTTCACGCCGTGCTCGTCGTAGAACCGCTCCTTGAAGTGCCGTGCCACCGGGGTGATGTGGAGCTTGATGCGAGTGAGATTCTCGGCCGGATCATCGACGATCTCCACTTCGCGATGGAACAGGCGAAAGCAGATGTCCGCATACGCCTCGACCAGATGTTGGTCTCTGCAATTAACTGCGATCTGGACATGTGAAGGGTCCTCTGCGTGAGGACCGCACGATCCGTCCCCGAGGAACATGCCGAACAAACGTCCGAGGGACCTGGCTCCCGCCACGCAGATCTGGTTCCCGAATGAGTAGCCGCTGCCGCTGTCCCGGGCCGACAAGATTGTGGGAACCCCCACGTCGTCGCCCTCGCGGAGGGAACCGGCCTCGACCCACTCCCAGCCGAACCTGCGACGCACGAAGACGCGGTGATCGTGGGTCAGCCGATGTGGAAACCCGGGCAAATTCTCCAGGACAACCTCAACGAGAGAGTCCCTGTGGCCATTCTCCAGTTTCTCGGTGACGGCCACGAAGTTTCCGTGCGCATCGAGTACCTCATCCCCTTCGCGGAGATTCTCCATGGTAGCGAGACCATGTTTCGTCACGACGGGGAAGTCTCCGGCGAGGCAGCGACCGACGCTCGCGGTAAACCCCTCGACCGTGTTGATCGCCAGCGCGATGTTCGTCATCCCAGCGCCGTAGCTCAACGCCAGCCCGCTGAACCCTTCTTTGGCGCACTCGGAGTAGACGATGGCCATGGCCTCATTGCCGGGGACTGCACGGTAGCCGCACTCCTCGATGATCCTCTGGAGAACTCCTCTGTGGTAGACGACGTCGCGCGAGGGATCGTCCACCGGCGCAGCAGGCACGCTGAAGCAGCAGACCTCGCGCTCCTCGACAGGATCACCCAGGACGTGGCGAATGATGACGCCGAGGATCTCGAGAGCATCGATCTCTCCCGCCGACACGAGGCCCGACTGGAGCGGACGCCGGACCTCCGTCCCGAACATGTTGGCCATGTTGTAGGCCGCGTCCCCCACAATTACAAGCCGGTCCCCCCTCTCCACGTAGTTGACGTTGGAGAGGCGGAGCATCTTCCGGTGCTCGCGAGGGAAGTCAATGAAGGCGTCGCGCATCCTGGTGGTGACGACACCCTCGCTAGTGCGACGTGCCGACACGACATTCATGGTGCCCAGGTCGAGGCCGACGCCGGGAATCAATCCTTCATATTCTGCCATGTCGATTCCTTGTGCATGTTCGACCGCCGCGACGAGCGCGGGGACACCCCCATCCTACCCGCGTCGTTTCCTGTGAGCCCGGAGGGCCTCGGCCGCCTCGTCTACCTCCGCGTTCTCGGTCTCCTGCTTCTGGACCGTGATCTTGGCGCGGGTCTCGGGATCCACAAGACGCGTCGGCATGTAGAGGGGGTCTTCGGGAGCCGCAGCTCTGGACACGGCTGGGGCAGATACTGAGGGCGCTGAAGGCACTGAACCCGAGGGAAGCACGCGACGGAGCACAGATTCCAACACGGTCTCCAGCTGGCCTGCGTCGAGTGGCGCGCCTTGCGACGCCTGCGACGCCTGGACCTCCGCCACGGCCCGACCCACCTCCTCGGATATGGCAGGCCGCAGGTCACCGATCAGCTCGGTCTTGATTTTCATCGCGAGAGCATCGATATCAAGCGACGGCTCTACGACACGCTCCTCGACCGCGGGTTCGGCCTTGGATTGTGGTCGTGGTAGCGGGCGCTGGAGAGCCACGAACGGCGGCTGTGGCAGCTTTGGTGCCTTGTCCCTCCTCGCTTTCCTGTAGACGCGCACGTTTCCCTTCGCCAGCTCCTTGCGGAGGTCAGAAGACCCCGCAGCTACCTGCCAGCACAACCACCGCTCCTCCCCACGGAGAAGCCGTAGTCCGAGATCTGGAATCTCGCAGGGATGCGAGCACAGAATCTGCGCCTCCAACCTCATGTGATCGGAAGCTTCTTGAGCAGGTCGACAACCTGTCCCGTAAGCATGTCTTCGATCTTGCGTCTGGCACGCTCATAACCACGACGGATGAAGTTGTGTTTGCGGAAGCCAGGGTGAATCCACGCCGTGGCCTTGGACGCCGGCGTGCTCTTGATCAGCACCGTACCCGCCGGGCCCTTCATGGGAACCCTAGAGACACCCTCCTGCTTGGTGAGCCATCCCATCGGGTATGGACGTCGGCCCTCAGTGATCTGCTCGATCCACGGCCAATCCGAGTAGATCTCGACCGCGGTGCCGACAACCTCGAATCGGAAGGACGTGAAGAACTTCTCGTCATCCGGGATGCCCTCTGGAAATCCTCGTGGGGTCGGGCGTCCGCCCTGGTTCGCGAGATCCTTCCGCGCCTCAAAGACGATGCTGTCGACGAGAACTTTGCCGACCTTTTTCAAAAAGGCCGGCGTGATAACGTCAGCCTGCGTGACATTGGCCCACGTCTTTCCATACGTCTTCTTGATCCGGAGCGTGAAGTCAGCAGGCATCTCAGGTGTCCCATTCTTCGGCAGAACACCTGGTCTCTGAGTAGTCCACCGCACTGTGGCCGAGGGCGAAGAATGCCAAGGAGGTCTCGACCTGCTCGATCTTCACTTCAGGGCTTTGCCGCCTATTCATCTCCCTCACACGGATCCAAGAACAGAGGAGAAGGCCTCCCCCAACCATACCGCGAAGGGCAACAGAGCGTAGGTCAGATTGGACCACACCGGGGTACGGCCGCGCTGCTCTCGCTCGTCCGGGATGTTTTCCTTCTCGGTCTGCATCGGAGTCTGCTGGTAATCCGCTCCGGTCGGATATGGCCCGAGTGGTGGGTACTCGGTCTGCCACGCACCGCCCTGCATGACGGCCGGGCGTCCCCTGCACTCGGGCCAGCAGAGTTCCGTCGTGTCAAACAACGGGATCTGGTAGCGGATGTCATTTTCCTCCAAGTAGGCGATCTGGAAATGCTGCTGCATGATGTTCCCGCGCGCGGACGGCTTGCGCACGGGACCGATGCTGTAGCGCTCGTTCGTCTGCTTGACGATAAAGTCACGCTGGGTGAGCAACGGAGACGGGCCCGTCCACACATCTTGAACGTGCTCAAGCCGTCTCCCTGTTGGAGTCTGCCGCACGGCTCGGTCGTTATCGTCAGGAGAGAGGATCGCGTCATACGGCCCCTCATACCCACCGATAAATCCGGTTCCGAAGCACACGTGGCATCTGGAATCCGGCTGCTGGTTGAACTCAATCGTACGAGGATCCCTCCCGCAGAAGCATTGCGCCCCGGACTGCTTGCGGATGAACACCTTGACCCGTTCGCCGCCCTGCTCGAGGATCCAGTTGTTGCGGCGAATCGCCTCGCGCCAGATGTAGTCGATGCGCTCCACGGCGCGATATGTCACGGGCTCGGCGAAGTCGAGAGGAGTCTCGCGGAATCCGGTAGGTGACGTGGGGTCCTGTGCCACAGTCGTGACTCGGTACCACGTCTTGTGGTCGAGCATCGTCCGCACGGCATTGCGGTTGTAGTAGTAGGTCAGGGAGACCGCTGTCTGCGGACCCTGCGGCAGGACGGGCTCGATCCACCTATCAGTGGCGAAGTCGTACCCGCGGGTGTTGATCAGGGTGACCTCCCCCGTCGGGCCGAACACCGCGTGCACGGGGACGATCTTGTTGTCGATGATCAGCTGGACGTCCATGGGGACGTCGGCCGCGATGGCCTGCCCGGACCGCTTCACGATGGGATAGTTCTTCGTGCGGAAGACCCAGGGTCTCTCGTTCGACGACTCCCCCCGCTGCAGCCACGCCGTGTCCCAGTCGACAACTTCATTCTGGACCAGGACATTGTCCGTGTAGTCACGGTAGAATGCCCCGCCGACGGGGACAGCATTGAGCCGGTGGTACGGACCGCGCTCGGACGTGTCGGAACGGTAGAGGTTGACGCCGGCGACCGCGAACTTGCTGTTCTTCGCCAGGATGGCAGGACTGTCCCACCGGATATCGAGCGTCCCGGCGAACAACGGACTCACCACCTCGACGTTGGTGGGGGCAACTGGGCACTCATTCGGCCCGACCTCCCAACCGATGCAGCTCGGGCCAAACGGGCCTGGGCTTGGACATGGATCAGGACAAAGCGGCGGACAAGAAGGAGGCGGAGTCTCGCACGAGGGCGGCTCGAGCGGATTCGGCTTCTTGATCCATGGCTCTTGGCCCTGATTGACGCACGTCATGGCTGCTAGCTGGGAGGGGGACCTCCCGCCTCATTCTGGCGTGCTGCGGGCGGTGTGACCAGTCGGATCGTCCCATCGGCCAGAGCGACCCACTGTTGGCCGTCCTGGACGCCCAGACGACGACTGATGCTGTTGATGATCTCCTGCATCCGGCGTTCGATCTCGTCAAGCTGTCCGAGAACACGGACTTTGCGCACTTCGTGCTCGCCGATCTGCTGGAGAAGCCTTGTCGATTCCTGGCGCAGCGTCTGGATCGCCGTCTGCTCCTCGGGAGAAAGGCGTCCGAGGTTGCCCGGAATCTCGGGGGTCTCTGGGGTTGCCGTGGTCTGCTCTTCGGTCTCCATGGTTTCCTGCATTGTGTCGACTCTACCCACCGCCGGGTTCCTCGTCGGTCTCTTCGTCGATCAGGTAGCGGCGGAGGGCTCTCAGCTCGGCCAGGTAGTTATCGAAGTGGGTCCCCACTCGGTCCCCCATCTTCATCGTGTGCGAGTGGGTCACAACCGTGGGCAGCTTCTCAAACGACCAGAACGTGACTCCATCCTGATTCGTGTACTCGTACACGCGAACCCCCCGACCAACGGCAGCGTTTCGCTCCGTCATGGCTGCGGCCCCTCTGGCTGCGGCCCCTCTGGTGTCTTGGTCTCTGTCCCCTTGTCCTGACGTTCCTCAAGGATCGAGATAATCTCGTCAAGGTCAGTTTCGCTCTTTCGTGCCTGAACAATCTGCTGCTCGATGAGTTCGGTCGTGGCTTCGGAGACGGCCCGAGCGTCCGTGCCTTGCGCCTTCACGAGTGCTTTCTCGTCCTTGATCTCGATTGCCTGCTTCACCGTCTTCTTGGGCGCACAGCGGCCGTCGAACCACAGTTGACCTTCGGGGCATATCGCTTCCGGGGAGTTTTCCACGACGTACGCCCCATCTTCTGGGGCACCGTCGTCGTCGCCGGGGACATTTCCATGAGACATGACCCACGCCTCAGCCTTGATCTTCTCATCGGCCTTGTGCTCCCGCATGTCGTCAGCTTTCGACATCGGTTGCGTCCGCGCTCCGCAGGCGCAGACAACAGCGAGCAGGGCGGCGCTACGGCCGCGTCGATGCCAGGAGCTTCTTGACCTCATCGATCTTCTCGTCCAGGTTGTCCAGCTTGCCTTCGAGGCGAACCATAGCGAGGGCGTTCGCCTGTACGGCGTCCGTCACGTAGGCCAGCTTGTCCAAGTCCTCCTGCAGCTCGCTGATGCGCTCGTCCTGGATGGCGTTCTTGACCTCCAGCTTGACACCCCAGATGATGAGAGGCACCACAAGCACCGACAGCACCTTGAGCGTGATGTCGAGGAACTTTCCGCCGCCACTGCCGCCCGACTGGCTCGAGCCTGATCCCGCCATGTCAGCGCGTCCCTCCACTCATCGAGCGAGCCAAAAAGCGCCGGGTTACTCTCGCAACCTTGTCGAGTTGCACGAGTCCGTTCTTGACCTTGATCCATCCGTCCTTCTCCAACGCGTCCATGGCCTCTCTGAAAGACCCGTCCCCATGAAACGGATAGCGGCGGGTGATGTTCTCCCGGAGCGTGTCGAGGTCGACCTGGTCCTCTGCCGGCAGGGACTCCAGGTAACGCAAGAGGATGCTCTCTCGCTGTTGGAGCGAGCTGCCGGCGAAATCATTCCTGAGATCCGTATCGTCCGTTATGCGCGGCACGAGGTCCCCTTGGAGAAACGGTGTCGTCTGGTTTTCGCGCCTAGGCATCGCGATCCACGGATCCTTTCCTATCGGGGTTTCATAGGGGCATCAACGCGGTTAAAGCCGGGATTTGTGCCTGGGAATCCTCCCCCATGTCAAAATGGGGTAGAAAGGGCGAATGGACAAGGAAACGAAATCAACGAAAATGCTAACCATCGCCCTAATTTTCGTGCTGGGGGCGGTTGGGGTCTTGGGGTACTGGTTCGTCTGGAAACCACAGCGTGAACTGCGGGAACTGGCCCAAGACACCTGTGCCGAGTTGGAAGGTTCGATCATGTTGCAGGTGGGGTCTATTCTCAGCAAGGCACAGAGCCGGGCACTTCGCCTTGGGTTTTCTGCTCCAGAGTTGGGCGACTCGATGCGAGAGGAGTGCCCAGCTCTCATGATGGGATTGGCCGAGTGGTCAAAGAAAAACGCTGACTGAGCAAGGTCCTTCAAAATCAGGACTTCGTCTCCCCCGACCCTGCCTTATAGGCTTCGTCGTGTCGCCGACATGCTTCGTCGAGTTCATCGATCACCGTATCCCCCGTTCCATGGCCGGGACCACAATGGTTCCCATACCACTCGAAGTCCAATCCCTCTGGGATCGGATCCTCGTAGGAACACACAACAACCCGAACGGTGAACACAACCACGATCCCGAGAGCCGCCCACAGAGGTGCTTTCCGGCGCCACAGAAGGGCCCAAGCATCACGAACCAACACCTTGTCCGCCTCACGCTTCGTTTCAACTTCCTTCATCAAGAATCCTTCTTGGGAGCGGCCCACTTCCACCAGAGCCGCTGCAAGGGGCCAGCACGCAACAACTTCAGATAGAGCACCCGAGCCGCTCGTGCATCATCGAGCGCCGAGTGGTTAGGCTTGAAGGGCAAGCGCAGGAAAAAACTCGCATCCTCAAGCGTCAAATTCGTCAAACCCAACGGAACAAGTTGCTCCCACATGAGGGTCACCGTGTCGATGAACCTCGTGTCCACCTTCTCCGCGGTGCCTAGCGTCTCTTTGAGCAAGTGGTGGACAAACCGCATTGTGAACTGCGTGTCGTGCCCGACAAGGATCGCCCCTGCCAAGAGAACCTGGATCTGCTTGGCGATGGTGGTTGAGAAAGGGCTGGGGGCCCAATCCCCTGCACTGTAGTTCGCCTTCACCAAGCTCTCAGGCTCAGCCGTGTGGATCTTCGTAGGAGCCACCGCCGTGTGCAATAGCGTCTGTCCAGCGGCATTGAGCACTGCGATCTCAAGCAGCTCATGCTCGTGTTGGTCCGGCCCGGTGGTGAGAGCCGAGATGAACACGAGAGGGCGCTCTGCGAGAGAACTCATGTGTCTTCCTCTACAAGCGGCACCAAAGCCAGCCGAATGCGGCGGATCTGCGCCGTATCTACGGGTCCGTTTCGACGGAACTGCAGCTCGACCACCGGAGAGACCCCACGAGTGGTGGCGGAGATCACCAAGGCTCCGCTGCGTGCGTCAAAGAACTCAAAGGACTCCACTCCCCCGGAGGCAACTTCCGAGCCGTCCAGCAGCAGCGAAAACTGAGAGCTGGCATCGGTCACTCCGGTCAAGGTACGAAGTTCGCAGTAGAAACTCAGACTGTAGTTGAGCGTACTGATGGGATCTGCTTTGAGCGTGGCAGCCACCACGTAGCTGGTCGTTGCGTTGTCCTGCACTGCAACGACGTTAACCCTCTGAGGCCCATCGTTGAACGGAATACCTTGGTGCGCCGCCACGATCAGACCAAGCGTCTTCACCTCGTCGTCCGACAAGTCAGTGTCGAATTCAATCGCCACGACATCACCGTTGATCGTAATGCCATTGAGACGCGGGGTGATAGAAGACCTTTCGATCTCCACGGTCAAGACAGAGGCGTCAACCGCCTTGTTGAGGAAATCCGTTTGGATCGAGTGCTTGAATTCAGTCGCCATGGAAACTCCTTACGAGTCACCGTCAAAGATTGAGAAACCAACCATCACTCAGGTTCCGACCTCGCGTACAGCGTCGCAACGGCTCTCTCACCAAGGAACGGGATGTGCTCGTCGAGGTAAATCCTCAGCTCCATCCCCAGACTCGACTTGAGCACCACGGGGCCACCGTAACTGTCGGTGTACGGCCACCGGAAGATGTGCATTTCGTGTTGCATCCCGCGCCAAGAACTGCCCCCCATTTTCGGAATGTTCGGGTACGCGTGCTGAGCTTCGTCGATGAAGTTGTGCATCCGATCATAACGGCTCGTTTGCAACGGAATCTTGGTGCCGCTCGGATAGGGACCACCGTTGCTCTGCAAGAGTTGCGGGGCAAAGATGTCAATGGGCCCGTAAGGAGCGAACACCGCTGCCGTCGTGAGATCGATGTCCATCGAGAATTGCACCTCGACCGCTCGAAGGACGATCTTCTTTCCAGCGGCCGGAACAATTGCCCACGTCGAGTCCACCTTCTTGGAGTAGGTAGCCTTAACCACATCGCCGGGCGCCAGAGCCTCATCAAAGGTGACGGAACCCTCTGCGGCATTGAACGAGAACACCCCGCCATTTCCACTGAGACTATTGGCCGCCTGTGGGACATCGTTGACGGTCACCACGGGGGCATACGTGGACCAGAGAGTGTGGCCCTGAGTCAAGGCACCATCACGCAAATCGATCCAATTCTCGTTGGCGCTGGTGTACGTGAGATGGTCTCCCGAATCCGTAAGCACTTCGTTCGTCACCCGCGCGGACGTGTAGTACCATGTCGTTGGGTCACACCAATTAGGAGTCAGGATGGTCGGCGTACTCGTGTCAGAACGGGGCTCAGCAATGAGGATTGGATACCCGTCAGACGTCATGGGATCGGGGAGAGGGATTCCCTGATGGGCCCCCACAACAGCTCCCAACGTCGTCTGATCGGATGACCCCAGTACATCTTTGAACGTAATCGAGAGCGTGTTGCCCACGGCCGACGATCCAGCGAGGGCGTAGACGATGCTACTCGCACGGATCTCCTTCTCCAGTGCGGTGAGGGCAACCTTTCCGTTTGCCGTGTCAGTGGAGATCGTGAAATTGTAGGTGGCCTGTGGCATGGTTATCTCCTCACGCGAGGCGCGTGATTGTGAGCCTTGAAGCATCTGCGATGGTTATCAGAGCACTTGTCCCACTCTCTACCTGCGCACGCACCCGAAAAACATCTCCCGCTGTGATAGACAACACCGTCGTACAAGACGGGGTATCCTCGCCTTGAGAGGATTGACGGTGATACCCGAAGGCAGCAGTGCCAGGGACGAGGACAGTGTTGCGCTCAAGCCAAACCCGAGAAGAAGAACGTGCGCTTGAACTGACCGCATCGAGGGAAACGTTGTAGGTGAGAAGGTAAGTGCCCGTCGCATTGACAGTGATCTGATTGGAAGCGAACGTGTAAAGGGTTTCGTTGGTATTAGTCTGTGTGGTGTCGAACGCAACCGTGACGGCAGTCCCCGTGAACGAGATGCCTCCCGTGTTGTCATACACAGAAACAACGTCGTTCTTGGTGGTCCCGTCGAGTTTGACTTTGTCGGCCGCGGACATCAAACCAGAGTCCGTCTCCGTCGCAAGGGGAAGGAAATGATCGAGAGGTTCCCACGTCGAGTTGTTGAAAACGTAAACCTGATTCACATCATCAACCCACGTGGCGTACCCGTTGGGCGGAAGCATGAACTCCCACGCGGAACCATTCCAAGACGTGAACTGTTGGGCATGTCCGGCCCACACCCCCGTGGCTCCCGCGGGAATGACATAGGTATCTCCCGTAGCCGGTGAGGATGGGGGCGTCCCCACCGAGGCTGAGATCACCACCGTAGTCCACCCGAACTCGGAAGCTGGAGGGGTGTATGGGGGAACCCCTGTGTGCGTGGCTACAATGCCATTGAGGGTCGTCACCTCGGCACCGGAGAGGGCTGCTGCGAACACGATATCGCAGTTGTCAGGGGCCGAGACCCCGACGTTGATGTACTCCAAAGCGGACGACGTGATCGTGGAATCATCGATCTGCATCGTCAGAGACGGGATCGAAACCACCCCATTCGGGAAGTCGCCAGAGACCGAGTAGGTGTATGTAGCGGACATGATTCAGCTCCTCACCGGTTCACCAGAAGGGCAGTAAGTCGGCGATTCGCGATCGAGGTCGTGCCCGATCCAGAAGATTTCCGAAACATCCCCGTGAGAACATCTCCAATGATCAAACCGATAAGGATGGTATGCGTGAAACCGGAAACGCTTGCACCACCATTACCCTGAACGAACCTCTGCGAATTGGCCTGGACAGTCCCGTTGAGGGCAATTCCAATCTCAGGCACACCGGATGCCGTCGAACTCGACACGTTGGTGTCGAACAAGACCAGGTAATCCCCGGGGACGGTCAGCGTGATGTTCTGCGATGGAAACCCATCCTGAAAAGTGGACGAGGTTGTCGACGCGGTGGAAGAGGTGATCACCGAGGAGGCAACCGCTTGGCCCAGGCTGTCTAACTTGATCTTGTCAGTCGCAGCCATGAACCCGTCAACGCTCGTGGTCACCAAGGCATGGAGGGATCCTCCTCCCCTGTCACCGTGGGCGTGGGAATGGTCCGAACGAGCAAGAGAGTTTGCGGTCCCGATCCCGTTCGTAGAGTCCGTGATCGAAATGGCGGTGGCTGTCGTCAGGGGATCAGCGCCACTCGGAAGATGCCGAGGAGCATGGGCAGCCGGATCAACACCATTGACGCCAATAGTGGACCAAACAGCCGCTCCGGCAGTAGCCGCATAGCACGACCAGAGGACGTTCGTGGACGTGTTCATCCAGAATGATCCGCGCGAATATCCGAGCAACTCCCCGTCGGACACTGTCGGATTCGTGGTAGCGCTCAGGTTGTGCAAGATCTCGATCGAAGGAGCAGCCGGGTTGACGTAGACTGCGGACTGTGCTCCGTTCAGATCGACTCCCTCCACGTTAAGGGTGATCTCAGCCGCGGTAATAGCCGCGTGGACACTCTTGGAGTTTAGAATCTCGTAGACAAACAACGCATCGGTCAAAGTGACCTGCCCACTGGCGGGGACGATGACGCCCACATCCGTCAGGGTGACTGGAGAAGCTGTTTGATTCTTTGCGATGATAACTGGGAGTGCCATGTTCAGACCTTCCACTTGATTCGGACGAACATTTGCACATTCGACTCAGGATCCACAGCATCCGACACAAGTCGCGCAGCCAGCACGTCACCAGCCACAAAATCTCCGTCAGCAGTCGTAGTCCGTACCCCCATCGCAGGCGACACAAAAGCAAGAGATGCGATATCTACTCCAGAGGCCGTAACTGCGTAGGAGGCATCGCTCATAGTGCTGCGACGAATACTGATCCCAACAACCGTCCCGTTGTACAGGGCGTCGTACCCCAGCGTGGCTGACATAACCATGCCATTGATTGCTCGCAAATACGTGCCTGCAGGCGTCAGGTCTCCGTTGCGCCCAAACTGAAGACCCCAGCTATCCAGGCTCAACCACTTCCCTCGTGTGGCGTCGTACTCCATCGTCATGAGCAGCGTGGTGTTGTAGTATGTGTCCCCCGCAGCCGGTGCTGGGGTCACAGGATCCGTCGCGGAGTTGGGGTATCTCTTGGGACCCAACCACGATGGGTTAGCCCCCGAGCCCGCCGTAGTCAGCACCTGCCCGGACGTACCGGGAGGCAACCGCACCCACGACGTGCCGTTGAAGTAGAGGATGTCCCCCTGGACTTGACCCGCAATCGAGAACCCAGTGACCGCGTGCGTGTGGTCGGACCGAGCCAAGCTGGTCGCGACTCCCTCAGCGTTCGCGGTGCCCACGGAGACCGCAGCAGCCGTCGAAACATCATGCTTGTGGTCGTGTCGAGCTGCGGTTGTCCCAACACCCACAACCGCAGCCGCCTTCGTCACATCTACGGGCGCAGTGCTTGTTAGCGCAGCAACGACTCGCCACCCGAAGTTGGTCCCGTCCACATTGACGTAAAGTTCACCGGTAGCCGCCAACGTACGTTCGTAGAGATCCCCCTCATTCCCCGGTGTCCCACCTCCGGCATTAGGGTCGGCGGTTCCCCGCTTGATGTTGTCAGCGGTGAGGATTCCGCCAGCTTGAAGCGTCAGATCGGTCGACAAAAACAGGGCATCATTGCCCACGTCGATTGTACGTGGGAGCCCCGTCGTGTCGTCGTCCAAAAGGACGTTGTCGATCTGGTTGGCCATATGAGCTTCAGGTCTTGGTCACGGGAAGGACGATGACGTCCGTGATAGTGACTCCCCACCCCGTGCTCACGTGTTCGTTTCCCATCTGTTGTCCGCGATACCCCAGCACACGATTCCGAGTGATCCGTTGAAGCATCCCAACCATGTTGGAGTGCTCCTTGGGAGAGAGTTCTTTACCCTCCTCCGGTTCCACTTCGTACTCGACAGTGATCTTGACCTTCATGGGGTCTCCTTACGGGCGTTTCGCCAGGAACTGGGGTTGCAACATGACCACTGGAGTTGTGTCCGCCCCGTCAGCGCCTTGGAGAATGCCGATCTTGTAGACCACGTTGCCCATGCCCGTAGGGGCAGTCAGCGTTCCTCGTCCTGGGGTGGCGCTTGCAAAGACGATGGAGCCGTTGGTAGCTGCACCAGGCGCAACCGAAAAAGCGACCGGTGCCGGGCCAGTCGTAATGATCTGGACCGGAGATGCTGCCGCTGCCGCCGTCGCTGCAACTCCGATGACATAGGCAAACGTGTCGGTGCCAGTGTCTGTGTCCGCCAAAATGACAGACCCGGCGGTGTTCAGAGCCACCACATCGCCCACAGCAATGGCGACCGCTGCCGTGAGGGTGACCCGACTCCCGGCCGCCAGAGCCGACCAAGTCGTGCCCGATCCGGCCGAGGTGTTAAGGTAAAGCTCAGCCCCCGTTCCCGTATCTCGAAAGAACAGAGAACCCGCAAGACCTGTGACAGACCCGCTTGGATCGTTGTCGCCTACGAAGAAATTGACCGAATCCCCGCTGGTTCCCGTCGTGGTCAACGTCATCAACGCGGCAGTTTCGCCAACCGTCGAGTCGAACGTGAACGCTCCGGAGCCGGAATCGAAATTGACCGAGGTCGCTCCGGTCGCATTACCCATCGTGATCGTGCGTGCCGCCGCCCCAGTCCCGATGTTGATCGCAAAAGCGTTGGCATCGTTGCCGATCTGAAGAGCCCCCGCAGTAGAGTTGATCTCGACCCCGTCCGCCCCATCGATCAATACCGATCCAGTCGTCACCGTGGACAGGGTCAAGCTTCCGCTGGTCGCCGTGACGTTGGAGGCTCCCGTACCATCGAGCGAGAAGGCCCCCGTGGACAGGAAATCCATCGTTCCCGTGACGTCCACATCGAGGTTAGCCCCGGCATTGATGTCGAGAAGAGCCACCGCGTCGATGAGCAACGTGCCCGAAGTCGTGGTACTGAGAGTGAGGTTCGCCCCGTCAACCGTGAAGTTCGACGCGGTGTCGGCGTCGAGGCTGATGGAGGCAGTGGTGTCCACCAGCATGTCACTCAGCGTGACAATGAAATCCTCCGTCCCCGTGAACGTGACGTTGCCCTCGGCCGCCGAGGTCGTGATTGTGTTGCCTGCCTCGTAGGCGGTCTGAAGGGTTGCACCCGCGGCCGTCGAAAGGGCGGTCCACGTCGTGCCCGATCCGGCCGAGGTGTTGAGGTAGAGTTCCGCGCCGGTACCGGTATCTCGAAAGAACAGAGAACCCGCGAGACCTGTGACAGATCCGCTCGGGTCACTGTCGCCTACGAACATCTGGACCGAATCGCCACTAGCTCCGGTCGTAGACCACGTCATCAACGCCGTAGTCTGAGGGACTGTCGAGTCGAACGTGTAAGCCCCGGTACCCGCATCGAAATTGACCGAGGTCGCTCCTGTGGCGTTGCCCATCGTGATCGTGCGTACGGCAGCTCCGGTCCCGATGTTGATCGCCCCGGTGTTCGCGTCATTGCCAATCTGGAGGGAGCCTCCGGTCGAATTGATTTCGACCCCGCCCACCCCATCGATCAATACCGATCCAGTCGTCACCGTGGACAGGGTCAAGCTTCCGCTCGTAACAGACACGTTCGACGCAGCGGTGCCGTCAATCGAGAAACCATTGGTTCCCGTCATCTGGACATCGAAGGAGGTCCCATCGAAGTCGAAGACGGTGTTGAGATCCAGGCCTCCTGTAGCCGAGATGAGCAGAAGTTCGGTGCCAGTGATGGCAACGTTTCCCTCACCGGCCGAAGTCGTGATCGTGTTCCCTTGTTCGTACGCTTCCTGGAGATCCACGACCCCCTGAGTCGTGAATGTGTTGTAGACGATGCCAGTGGTGGTGGTGACCGTCGCGGTGTTCCAGTTGCCGCTCGAGTCTCCCTCGAGGACGTTGACCGTGACGATGCGGATGTCACCGCCGCCGGTCGCGTCCGTGGTGAACTGATTCGTGACCCACGGGACCGTCGCGCCGGTGACCCCGACGCCCCGGATCGTCAGCGTGGTGCCAACGTGGCTCAGCACCTCGAAGATCCCGTCGTTGTCTTGGTTGTTCGCACCCGCGATCTGGATGACGTCGCCAGCAGCGAACGTGGCGGTCCCCGCTGTCACCACCGTCGGGTTGCTGACTGCTGGAACGCCGGCGGTGAATCCTCCCGCCGCGACGGTGTCCGCCGTTGCCGTGGGCAACACGTTGATGACGAGGCCGCCTGTCTGTGCGAGCACCGTCGTGTAGTCGGCGTTAAGGTACAGGTGATTGTCACGGACGTTGACTTGCTCGCTGTGGATCGTCGTAGTCGTTCCGTTGACCACGAGGTCACCATCGATGAGCATGTTCGCTCCCGAGATAAGCTGAAAATCCGTCGAGAGCCGGATGGTATCTGGAGTGCCTCCAGTCTCGTTGGTCCGGGGAAGCCCCGTGGTGAGATCGAGTAACAGTAGGTTATCGGTCTGAGGTCCGGCCATGTCTCGGTTCCTTACGAGCGAAGGGCGATGAGTTGTGGACGGAACACCACCACAGGAGTCGAGGTAGCGCCGTCGGCTCCTTGGAGAGTCCCGATTGTGAAAATGACGTTGCCTCCGGTCACAGGAGGAGAAGTGCTAGCGAGCCCCGTGGATGCACTGAGAAATACGAGACGCCCGTTGAACGCGGCTGCTGGAGCGACCGTAAAACGCACGTTAGGCATCGCACCCGTATGCGTAACGACTTGGACGGACACGCCGCTGCCCACGGTTTGACTGGATACGCCGATCACCTCGTAACTGGCCGAGCCGATAGACGAAACCGCGCGAACCACGTCCCCCGAACTGTTCAGCGTAAGGAGATCCCCTGCAGTAAGTGCCTCCCCCGACGTGAAAACTTGGATCGATGTGAGATCCCCCGAGATAACGTCGCCGATGGCATCCTGAACATTGACGGCGGTGAGAGTAGGGAGCCCACTACTGTCGAACGTAATGTCCCGCGCGCGTCGACTAGCCGAGATATGCCAATTCGTCGAAATCTCATCAGCCAACAGGCGAAGAGAATCCCCCTGTTGGCCGAGGACCTGCGTAACGGCCCCGTCGATAGTGTCTGCCCCGGTTCGCGTGACCGTAACGGCGTTGGCAGAACCATCAATCTTCATCACCACTAACTCGTCGCCGAGTCGCCCAGCAGTGAGAGGAATATCGACCTGGACGGGACCGCCAGTGGCGTTGACAAGCACGATCGATTCCGTGCCCATCGTGTGGTCCGCGGAGACAACGACCACGGGGCCCGTACTGTCCGGCACGTACCCGAACCTGCTCATCCATTCGTCGAGATCAGGCTCGCGCGTGTCATCCACGAGCGTGACCGTAGTCCAAGGGGGCCTGGCAAACAGCTCAGTCGAAGCGCCAGATCCAGCCTCGATGTAGGTGTCGAGTCCTTCCGGCGAGACGCCCGCGAGTCTGTAGCGGAAAGTGCTCACGCGGCGAACTCCATGCTGGCCACCACGTCCACGCCACCAGCACCAATGACAAGCGTCTTCGTGACCTCAATATCGAGAAGATCACCGGCCGCTACCGTCACTGAATTAACCAGATCTGACCCGTCTGCCGTAGTTGATGCGAGACTGACCGACAACGCTGTGGCTACACCGTTGACCCGCAGTGTGTAGACGATCGTGTTGCCGTTCCCGACCAGCGAGTTGTGCCGCACCCGCATATTCCGAAGCGTCCCCGCTCGCGGACTACGCCACTGAATAGGAGCCAGCGGCGCGGTGCCTGCCTCCCAACCCGGTTCCAGATAGCGAGTTGTCGTGCTCGGCGCAACCGAACCATCGCCCCACGTTAGCACAGCCGACGGGGGCGCCGTGAAGGTCAGGTTCCCGGCCCCGTCCGTCGTGAGAACGTCACCGTCATTCCCATCCGTGTCCGGCCACGTGAGGCCGTCGATGATGACGTTGTCGCCTGCGGCACCCCCCGGGTTGAGCACGAGGTCAGTTGCGCCAACAATCTCATCACCCGTCGAGATGACGATGTCCGTGCCACCCGTCGTGTTCCCATTGGCGAGGAGTTGCGCCAGCGTGATGGTGACCGAGATGGTGACGGCCCCCCCGGCTCCTCCATCGACGATGGAGATCCCCGTCCCAGCCGTCAGGACGCGCTCGTCTGTAAGCGCCGCGTTGAGGGCCATCACGACGTACTGAGCGTCGGCTGGCGCCCCACCTCCTCCAGGGATGGTTACGTCCACCGATCCAGGACCCGTGCTTGAGGCCGTGACGCCCGCGCCCACGAAGTTGAGGAGCGTGACGGCAGGATCGACCAGGACCCCCTCATCCTCTACGGCGAGAGCCGATCCTCCTCCTCCTGCGTTCGGGAAGAACTGACCCCCAATATAGCCTATGACGTTGGCTCCGAACCCTCCGACGTTGCCAGCGCTGCTGAACTGCGCGACGACCCGACCCTCGGCAAGACACAGATTCACGCCAGCCAAGGTCGCGGCAGCTATGTCCGAGCCCACGGAAGGCACCTCGACAAGGTAGGAACCCACAGCGGCTCCGGCCAGCCCCGTGGCCGGGCTCGCGCTCAAGATCGTGTAGACCCCGTTGAGCTTGCGGAAGGCGCCTGTGAGCCCGGTGATCTCGACCGGCTCTCCCTGCATAAACCCGACCGAGTCCAAGGTCGTCGGGATGACGTTGTCGGGGAGAACGAGCCGCAGCACGTTGCCAACACGCTCGATGTTGAGAACCGCGGGACGGAGAGTCTGCCCCGTGCCCGCCGGACCCCCACAGTTGTTCTTGTCACGGAGCTGGAGGATGACCTCTGTGCGGATCAGCCCCAGCATCGTGAACTTGCAGATGTCGCCGTTGTGCCACGACACGAACGTCCGTGTGGACATCGGGATGTCCACTGTTGTACCAGGAGGGATCGGGACGTAGCGCGTCCGGTTCTTCTGGATCGTGATCTCGTCGAGATCGTAGATCGTGACGGAAGCCGTGTTCGGGCGCCCGTCGGCGTACACCCCCGTGTGGGTGCAGCGCACAATCAGGACGGCGACGATGTTGGTCATGGCGTGAACAAGCTGCCGGTGTACGGCTTCTGTCGAGTCCCACTTATCGAGTGATTATCGGGAACCGAGGATGCGCGAAGACGCCGCTGTATCATCGCGGAAAGGCACAAACCGCCGCAGGCGTCCCATGCCTCAACCAGCTCGACATCGGTCAGACTTTCCCAGTTGGCTCACCCATGACAACCATGGCGTATCGCGAGAGAAAGAAGGGCTCCAGCTGCCTGGAGCAGCCGGGGGGAACTATCGTCGTTCCTGTTCCTCGACATACGCGATCTTGAGCGTGGCGATGGGGACTCGCCGGCGGATCCATGGGCCCTACCTCGTCGTCGGGCCGTCTCCCGGAGCGGACATCGCCGCCGCCATCTCCCGGCTGGCAAATCCTCCTCCCGCGTCCCACGCCTCAACCAGCTCGACGTCGGTCGGTTCTCGCCAGTCTGCTCGACCCTCCCCGCGACACGCTAGGCATCTCGCTAGAGAGAGCAGCGTGGGCTCCAGCCATCGTGGGCAGCCGGCGGGCACGACCATCACAGTGCCAGACCCGCGGCACGTGGGGCACGGCGCAGGGATCGTGACCATCTCAGGACGGGATGGAGATAAACAGACAAGCGACGCGAGAGACCCGATACGGGTACAACGAGCATGGAGGAGGCCGCGGACAATCCCTGCCTGGCTTGCGGCGCATGCTGCGGACCTGTGCTCCAGGTGCGAGGCATGCTGCGCCAGGACGGAGAACCATGCGTCACCCACCGTGGCCGCGTCATGTGCTCGGGGCTGCGCGGGAACGTAGGAGTCCACGTGTCGTGCTCGATTTACGCGCAGCGCCCGGAGGCGTGCAGGGACTTCCTGCCCGGGTCCTCGACGTGCAATGACGCGCGGAAGATGCACGGCCTCGCGCCGCTACTGTGATTCGTCCCCCGCGTCGTCGGCTCCCATGTGCCGCCCGTTCGGGAGAAGAAGAGACGAAACAACCCCGCCTCGTCTCGTCTCCTCGTACCTGGCGCAGCGGACGAATTCCGACAAACAGTAGGCCCCCAGCCAGTACCCGAGGGCCTCTCGCTCTCTCAGGATGGGAAACAGCGAGCACCTGCCTCGGACGGGGCAGGGACCGGGATCGGGATCCTCGTCATTCATGGCCCTATCTACGTACGCCGAAGACGAGCTTGGAGTTCAGCCACCTGCGCCTCTGCTCGCAGAGCCCGCACGTCCTCATGCCAAAGGCCGTCGTCACCTTCTTGACGACGTCACCAGCTCCGATCTGCCTGATCGGGATCGGGACAACGACCTTGGATGGCTGGCCAGGCTTCGACTTGTGGATGCAGGCCACGAGGACGTTCCTGTAAAACTCATGTCGTCAAGTTCCGATGCCTACCCCGGAATTCCAAACGCCCTGGAACCCGTGCCTTTGCCACAAGTAGGAGTCACCTCTCTCTCGCGAACTGGGGGTTCCGTCCGGGCGATGCAGAACCGCATGACACGACCATCAGGAAGACGAAACACCGAGCACCCCACCACCGGTAAGACATGGCACAGGTAGGGCGCAGGAGAGGCGCAGAGCCACATCATACGGCTATCCTGTAGACGAGCACACAGGTCGCGCCATCAACCGCAACACCTGCGGAATCAAAGACCGAGATACGAACCGTGACGCCGTCGTCAAGCAACGTCACCGAGGCATACCGAGGCACTTGAGTTGCGGCCGCAGGGAACCACGGAGTGACCAGGATGCACGCTTCCGCGGTGCCCATCCCGTTCTCGAGGACTGCCTCGTAGACCCCCGTTCCTGTTTTCGAGGTGGCTGAAAACCCATCGTTGAGTCGGACGGTCCCATCTCCCTTGAACGAAATCGCTGCTTGATACTCTCCGGTCATGGGTTACCTCGACGTGTACAGCGTGTAGCCGAAGTGGCAGTAGTCCACGAACATGGTCCGACTCAGCAATCCAGCCTGTTTTTGGATGATCGCCATGGGGGCCAGGAGCCCAAGGGTGGTCGGCAAGACGGCTGGGAGCATTGTCGCTGCGAGAGTCAAGGTCCCCGGGCTCGTCCCGATGTAGAAAAACGCCCCTGCGGGGGTCGTCTCAATGCGCAGCTTCGTCCAGGCCCCCGCAACAGGAGCAATACCCGTGTCGATGGTCGAGGTGTCGACCGCAGCACCAGCCCGGGCATACGCGATCCAATTCCCGTCATCGTAGCGGAAAGCAATCGCTTGCGTCCCTTGTGTTCCGGTTGTGTTGTTGTTCCACCCAACATTCACGAAATAGTCCTCGACACCCACTGTGGACAACGTCGGGATTCGGACAACCCATTCAACAAACGACTCCCCACTCATCCCCAAGTACGCCATCGTGGGGCTCTGCCGAAGTAGTCCTCGACCCGCAGCCGTGGTCCCGGTATCCAGACGCCTGATCCCTGGGTTCGCGGCAGTGGCCAAGGTCGTATCCACGAACACGCCACTGCCCGCTCCGTTGGCGGTTGCGCTCCACTGCAGCGAGCTGGCTACCACGGTGGAGGTGAAGTCGTCGAAGAAGTACCCAAATCCCCCGGATCCAGGTCCAAGCGGATACTCGTACCGACGTGTCAAGACGTCAGTCAGGCCCGTTTGAGTGCCGGAGAATTGGTGGGCAGGGGACCGGAAGATGACTGTCCAAGTCCCCCCAATCGTCCCACCCAACGTGTCCGCCTCTACCACTGCCCCATCATTGATGATGAGAACAGCGGTCCCACCTGGGGGATCATTCTGTAGAACAGGAGAAGGCCCGGCAAGGAACTTCGCTCCGTCCCGCAACTCAACGGTCAAAGTTGCGGAAGCCACACTGAGAAACGAGTCCGTCCCCGTAGCCCGAAGACTCGACCCCTCCTCAATCACCAGATAGTTCTGTGTACCGATACACGAAAAGACGGGCGCCATGCTGATCGAAATGAGGTCCAGATGGCCCGTGACCCTCTCCAGATTCAAGAACACGCACCCGTCAGCCAAGGTCACTGACGTGCCGGTAGGTCCTCCAAAAAGGAGCGTTGACCGACCCGCCAAGGTCACCCCCGTCAGGTCCCAAACGCCTGCCGGGACTGTGCATGGCGCGAAGGTGTCGTCGAACACGATCATGGGCCGATGCGGAAGAACCTGCACCACGGTGCCCATCAGAGCGAACCAGTCGTCGTAGATGTTCCCTGAAGTACCAGCGCTTGGCCGGAACACGAAAACCGGAACCCCGGACAAGTTCGCCAACTCGTTGATCGCGGATTGGACATCCGTAGACGCCAGGAAACTGCTTGTACTGAACCCGATTTGGGAAGAAGCCAGGTCAAGATTGACAGAAACCCCTCCCGTCAACCCCGTCTGTACGTCACCAATGCTCGACGTGGCATCTCGAATGAAGATATCGAGACTTCCGGTCCCCGTGATGCTGTCGTTGCTCAGAAACGTCGAAGCATACAGAGCAATTCCTACCACGTTCGGAGCCACCACACCGATGGCGTTGGGACCGATGATCTGTGATCCGAGAAATTGAAGGACGAACCCCGAGGAGCTGGAAAACTCAATGATGGGAGCCGGCCCAGTTCCCAACAACGAAGCCCCGTAATCCAGGAGGAATGCGATGAAGGGAAGAGGCGTGATTGCAGGCAGCGAGCTAACGCTTGAAATCTGCAACAAGTTCGTGACGTAGAAGAGGTTCGTGATCGTTGCCCCGTCCTGGATCTCCAGCCAGCTTGGGACGATGCTGTTGAATGTCCCCGCCAAGGACATCCCCGCCATGTCCCACGCCCCTGCATCCAGCGGAGCAGGACTCACCAACGAGCTGTCGACGATAATCCGTGCCGGCAAAACCGTGAGCGCCGCCGCGTACGCCGTGGCCCAGGTCGTGTAGACGTTCCCTCCCGCCGTCCCCCCTGGCCGGTACACCACGTCATTCCCACCACCACCTCCTCCACCCCCACCCACCATGGCGTGGAGAACTCCGGCAGCATCCTTGAAGTAGGGAACCCCGTCGATGTCCTGGACGAAGAACGACACAGGAGCAACACCAGCAGAAGGCACCGGAGTCATCTGCTGTGAGGTCGGATCAATCGCCCCCACTACGTTCGCGTCGCCGCCAACGTAGAGCGCAGACTCAGCCGAAATCCCACCCGCGTTTCCTGAACCGGATAACTCAATACGAACCTTCCCATCGGGGAGAGTCAGGGTGACCCCCGCAAGTGTCACTGCTGCAATGTCGGGACCGGCAGACGGGACAGAGAGGAGAAAATGGACCGGAGACACCCCGGCAAAATTCTCCCCCTTGGCAACCGCAGAGATCGTGTACGTCCCATTGAGGGGACGCAGAGCACCCACCAGCCCGGCTACCGTCAGGGACTCGCCCAGGATGTACCCTTGGGCAGTCGCAGCATCGATCACCAGTTGGAGAACTCCGCCCACACGCTGAAGGTTCGGGACCGCTCCCGCAAGAGGGACACCAGCCCCGAGCGGACCGCCGAGATCCGCAGGGTTGCGGAGACGGATGAACATGTCGACCCGCAAGACACCCGTGCGGACGTGCCCTGCGATGTTCCCGTCTGTCAACGAGAACAAAGTCCTCGAGGTCAAAGCGAGATCGATGAAGCCACCAACCGGGACGTACACCGCAGTTTTTCGATGTTGCTGCTCAAACCCAAAATCCGCATCATCGATCAACACCGACGCCAAGTTCGGCCGTCCGTCCGGGAGAACTCCCGTGTGGATCGCACGCAGAACAAGGATGGAGCCCGGGACCATTTGATGTTGGACAACCAATAGTCGAACTACCAGGCGACAGAACCGCTACCACGAGCCGGGCGAAACCATTCCCCGTCGCCCCAATGCCGCGACCAAGACCGCGTCGTGGGTGACTCTCCTCGCGCTCGAGATCATGCCGAAGCAACGGGCGTAGGCAGGCTACCTCCGAGAAACGCGCGCAGCCGCGCACGCACTCCCTCAGGGTCGCTCTTGACCTCGGACTCCCAGACCACCAAGCACTCTAGACCGACCTCGGCGTAAGCCGCCACGAGTTCAGACTCGTGCTCAAAGGGCCACATGTCCGTGAACTTCTCGCTGTGCCACCAGTCTCCGTTGACCTCCACCACCTTACGCAAGTCGCGGAAAGGATGGTCTGGCACGGGTCCGGGGAGCACGAAGTCGGGGTTCTTGTGCCGTCCGAGCCGGGGAAGCCACCTCCAGAACTTCCGATCACCTGTGTACATCAGTCGAGGTTCCAACACCTGAACCATCCGCTCAGGACCGTTCGGTTCGCGGTTCGTGCCCTGCGCGAGCAGTATCGTCCGCGCGAAATCCCGATCCTGCATTGGATGCGTCATGCCGTAACGCTCGACGAGATCCTCCACCGTAGTGGCCGCCTCCGGGAAGTCTGGGAACTCGTGGCCTACCTTGGCGAGACACTCGCGCAAGATCTTCTCCTTCACCTGCGGCCAAGCGAACGGGTTGTCATCGCCTCGGAGAACAGGACGTTTCCCCACAAGAGCCGCTTGAATTTCAGCATAGAAGGGAGAGTCTCCTTCAAACACATTGTCTACGCCGTATCGTTCTCGATTGGTCGCCGCCATCCGTGATTGGATCTCTTCCGATTGAAGCGGATGTACTACTCCATGCCGCTCCAACATAGTCTGTAGATACCGTGCACGAGCCACCGCGCCCGCATCGCGCAGCGTCCAGACAACACAGATCTGTCGATGCCGTTTCATCTGCGTGAGGCTCGTACTCTCGTGACCGCACAGACACGGCTCCGGTATCTCTGTGTCGGGCCAGCCATCGCAGATCGCCTTGTGGCGGCTCGTGATCCTGGTGAACGCCTCGTCGCAGTGCGGGCAGATTTGGTAGTTAGCCGACCTGATCAACTCCTCACGCTGCCGTCGTTCCCGTTCGGCGCGCTTCCTCGCCAACTCTAAGCACCACGCAGGAGAGTGGAGGAAGGACGAGGCTCCGTGGCGTGCGAGGGTTGTCTGTTCCGTACGCCTTCTGATCTCTGCTGCTTGTTGAGGATTCTCCGCGCCATAACGTTCTAGGTTCGTCGCTCGGATCTTGGCCTTGATTTCCTCGGAGGCGAACACGTTCTCTGTTCCATACTTCTCCAAATTGGTCTCAGCCCGACGGGCGATCACCTCTGTCGCTTGGAGATGATGACTGACCCCGTACTTGGCCTGTGCAGCTCGACGCGTCTTCGCCTTGACCTCATCGGTCTGCCCGACGTTGTCCACTCCGTACCGCAACTGGGTGGTCTCCTGACGCTTGGCCCCCGAAGATCGAGCGACAACGGGAGCCCCTGGAAATTGAGCCCCGTACTGTGCCCGTGACATGCCGCCATGCAGCCGCTTGAGGTGGTCCGCCAGACGCTTCACACGGGCCTCTGTCCCCTCTTTGGCACAGAGGAGGCATCGGACGTAGTCGGTCCCCTCGACCGCCCCAGAGGCCCACAGGCCCCGTTGGAAGTGCCTGTCAAAGTCGAACTCGGAAGGAGGAACCCCGATCACCGCCTCCCACTTGGAGCAGCCGTTCGTGTGCTTCGGGAGGGCCGTGGACGTGAGAAAACTCACATTTTACACAAAACTCCTAGGAGAAAGAACCCCCCGGCCGACCGCGGGGCCAAAAGCCGAACGCACGCCGAATCCGAACTTCGGCTGCTGTAGGCCTCGAATGAACTTGACGGTCCTCGACTTGGCCTCCGTGGCCTTGTCGAGCTGCTGTTCGGCGTTGTTCTTGAGCGACTCGTACTTCGACGACTTCTCGATGTCGAGCGAGATACCTCCGATGGAGTACGAAAATTCGTCCGCCACCCAATTCGCACTCAATGCGAACAGCGCATGTACGGCGGCAGCCCAGAGGATGAACGTCCGCCACACAGGCTTACGGGCACAGAGGTCATTGAGGGTCCGGATACTCTCCGTCTCCGGCGGGAAGGAGTTAAACCAATCCAAGCCCATCTGGAGATAGCAGAGCAGCTCGTAGTCCTCCCAGATGTATCCGAATACACGGTTGTACTTCTTGATGACGCCTTCCTGTTCCGGCGGCCGAAAGTGGTAGTTGCGATCCGGGGAGTTGCTGACTACGACCTTCGACTTGTGCAAAACGAAGTTATGCCAGTCCTCGGCGGTCAAGTCGTACATGAACTTGCGGTCTTCAACGCGCCTAAGGGCTAAGAGAGTAGGGGCACCGACTTGATCCGCAAGGACGCCGAGCACCTTCTGGCCAGAACGGAGGTTTTCCATCTCCGTCTTCTCGGTCGGAGAGACAAAAACCCTGTGACCTCCCGTGAGTACCATAGGCCCGTGTTCCGTGAGGGCTTCCCAGATCGATTCCTGGCCTACCTCGGCACGGTGAACGGCTAAAACACGTTTCCACTGCTGTTGCCCTTCAGGAGACACCGAAAGGATACGAAGCCGTCCCTCCTGGAAAGCTCTTCTGAGCCTACGCTTGGACTCCTCATTGAGCATGCTTCAGATCCTCGAACAAATCGGCAACGCAAGTGACAGGACGTCCTAGCCATTGCTCGGGAGTTCTATCCCCCTTACTCGCGTTGCAGGAATGACAGAGAGGAAGGAGATTGCCGTTGTCGTCGCGCCCGTTGTGTGAGAGGGGCACTACATGATCCCACGTAAGGGAGGACGGAGACAGTCGGCCAGACACCGTCAAGACGACGCCACAATGAGGACATCGACCTCCTAGAGCTGCGAGCATCGCCTCCTTGTATGCGACGGTCACGGAGCCGTGTTGGGTCACCTTGTGCATCCTGTACTTTGTGGCGGCTCTTCGAGCACGCTCTTGGCCCCGAGAGGTAGCGGAATACCACCTGTTCCATGCCCGTACTTTGACGAGATTTCTGAGCCGCCACGCTGCTCTGGATTCCTTCGCCCGCAGTTTGTTCAGTACATACCACGCACGACTCTTGGCCCTGATCTGCTCGCGCTCGCGAAGATAGTAAACAGATCTCCTGGTCTTTACGAGGTCCGCGTTCTCTTCTCGGTATCTGGTCTGATACTCGAGTAGCTTTTGCCGGTGTTCCCGGTAGTAGGAGCGAAAGGTATCTGCTACTCGCTCCCGATTCTGGGCATACCACTGTTTGGCAGACGCCTTTGCCTGCTCGGGATCACTGGCGTATCGTCTCTTTCTGTCTTCGCGCTGACATTGCAGACAATCCGCAGGAACAACAACCCCACGCCTTTCCTTCAGTCGACGCAAGCTCTGACCAGTACCGTCGTAGTCATGCCCATTACGACACAACGTCCCGAGTGTGGCCTTTACAGGGTCGAAGTCACGCATCCTTCAGAGCCTCCCACAGATCGTCCATGCGCACCACCATCCGTTTACCGTCCACGTCCAACTCGACGGTCTCCTCGGCGCCCACACAGTTGTCCCGGAGCAGCACGCGGAGCTTGTCGACGAGACCGGCCTCGCATGTCGACATCAATGGCTGACCGTCGACGCATGACCCGGGATCGTCGACGCCGAACTCTTGCACGACCTCCTGGAACTCGTCGGCGAGCGTCCGTCGGAACCTCCAGCGGATCCGATACTGTCCTGGAGACGCCCCTGGAGGAACGAGCAGTGAAGCGTAGTACTCCCCCACGGAGGGATTGACCGGGATACGGTCGGTGGGCCCGATCTGCACCTCAACCCCCGGAGGGCCCATGCTCTGGTCCACGAAGAAGATCGTGTAGTAGATCTCCGCGGCGTTCAGGGGAACACCGAGTTCGTCGACCAGAAAGATCTTCAGGTCGTTGCGACCGAGTTCGGTTCCGACCGGAAAGCAGACGGCCATGGTTTCACAGCCTCACGTCCCCGAAGTCGAAGTCGTCCTCGTCAGCGAGAGGGATTTCCTCCTCGCCGGACGGGGCCCCAAGATTGCGAAGACCATTGAGAGGAGGCTCGAAGGAGACGCTGTCGAGAGGGGGCGGCGATACCTCGCGCTGGATCTCTTTCACCTCCACGTCGACTCCGCCATCGCTCTTGACCTTGACCTCGCTCTCGACCTCGCTCTCGACCTCGATCTTGAGCTTCACCGCGTCGTCGTCACCAAGCGTGTCCCGTGTCTTGGTCGCCCACTCGTCCATCACCGTGAGGAGATCGCTGAGATACTGCGTGTCGCTCTGATCGATCGACTTGTAGCTGATCAGACGCGTGTAGACCGGGTCCTTGGCCCGGAAAGCACGCTCGATCTCGGCCTTCGTCGAGTCGCGCAGACTGTCCACCGCCGCGGGTCCCGTGACGCCGCTCTCGATCTGGGGCAGAATCTCGCGTTCGATGGCGGAGCGAGCCATGGGTGAGATGGCGAGCAACGCCTGCCTCTCCTGGGCGAGATGGCGCTGAACGACGTCGTTCCCCGCTATAATCTCGTCCAGGCGCAACGTCTTCAGTCCCCTCGTCCCTCGTGCGTGAGAGCCTTCATGACCTTGATCTCGTCGGCGTACGTGAGCGCGGGAACCTTGCTTGAGCGGTTGTAGTACTGATCTCGAAGATCGCGGATCCCGTTTCCCTCGTTCTCCTCGAAGACGAAAAACACCCTGCCGCCCTCTCGCTGAGTCCCGAGCAGCTTCATCCCGGCGACCTTCAGGTATGCGGCGTAGTACATGTCGGATGTTCGGTACCCGCTCAGATTGTTGTCTGACACGTCACGTCTCCTTTGTCTGTGGATTCTGACCGTCCCCAGGGGGGAGGAAGCGGGCAATCGCGATGCTACATCACCGTACCCGTCGCCGAGTACACCACGATGGCCGCGCCTGTCGTCCCGTCGTACGTGAAGTCCGCGCTCTTCATGAGCGAGAGGTTCCCATACGTATTCGACACGACGAACCCGTCGTTATCGTAAAGATGACGATACGTCGTATCATCGAAGGTCCCCACACGGCCCGCGAATGCTCCCGCACCATCAGAGAGGAGCGAGCCAGCCGCGATGTCGTAGACACGCCCGGAGAGAATGCTCAGCACCTCGGCGACAGAGCCGGTGGATCCGCCTGCGTCAATGGTCGTGCCGGGAATAGCCCCAGCAGCGACCAAGAGGGCCGCAATGGTGGGAGAATCCAGAATGGTCCCAGCTTGCGCCGCAGTGATCGTCGTCGCCGCAGCCAGATCAGCCATAGGCGGGATCAGCACCGGTCCACCAGGTGCTGGACCCTGATCGACATTGCCCATGTAGTAGGCGGCGAGGCCGGTGAGGGCAGCCGTCGCAACGAACGGTGGGCCAGGGAGGACAAAAGGCGTGATCGCCGGGGACGGGGCGATGTTGCGGATGTAGCCCGTCTGGCCTCCTTGTGTGCTCGGTGTGTAGATGTAGTTGCGGTTCGACGTGTTCGGCTTGAGGTCAACTTGCTGGAGCACCCCGTCAGGGATGTCGGTGCGGCGCATCACGAGGAAGACTTGCATGGTCCGGTCTCCTTACGGGGTTACGGGGTGAAGATGGTTCCGTCGTCGTTGTAGACGACCACGGCCTCGCCGTTGGGGCTCCCCGCGACGCCCGCGTAGACGAATTTTGAGTCAAGAAACCCAGCGAGTTCGCCTCCTGCCACGGAGAGATTGAGGGCACCGGTCTGGAAGATGTCGCGAAGGGTCCCGTCCACGAATCCGGGACCATCGGGTGCACCGACGTTGGGAACAACGTCGAACACGCCGAGAGCCGTCTCGACCTGCACGTCCTTCGGCACTTGGTAAATCCGTCCGGCGAGCACGTCAAGGAGATCGGGGAGCTGGCCAGCGGTGATGGAGGCAGTGGCGACGACCCCCGAGATCACGACGTTGATGGCAACCAGGTCCGCGGCGAGCGCCGGCAGCGCGAGATCTCCGAAACGGACGATGTCGCTCAGGATGTCGGCTGCGATCGTGTTCGCCTGCACGGCCGTGAGAGCCGCGGCGTCCGCGCCTCCGGCAAGTGTCGCGCCGGAGGGAGTGATGTTCGCCGACGTATCGGCGAGGGTGATCGCGTTGGACGCCGTACCAGGCTCCACCGCCGTGATCGTCACGATCTCGGCTGCGACGGTGCTCGTGACGTACGGCGTGAGCCCCAGAGCGGGGTTGTTCAGGATGACGTTGAAGTTGCCTGCCGTCGCCGAGTTCGTTGGCCCAATCAAGACCTCCGTCGGCAGCGTCGGGGTATCGCGGAACGTGAACGTCACGGTCGGGCCACCCACGGGCCCGGTCCCAACGGTGATCGTCTCTCCGTCGAGCACGGCCGCGGGTCCAAACACGAATGCCGCCGTCGCCAAGGCACCCGTCCCGTCACTGACGTTGGTGATGAGCCACGCGGCAAGGCCGCTGACAGCTCGGAAAATCGACGGTCCCGCCGGGCCCGACGGAGTGTAGACGACGACCGGCTCGTTGATGACCGGGTTAACGTACTTCGTCTGACCCGGAGGATCGACCACGTAGTTGCGCAGGGAGGTGTTCGGCTCAAGATCGAGCACCTGAAGCGTCCCCGCCGGGATGTCGTCGCGCTTGAGGATGATGTACGGCATCTTTTGGTCTCCTTGGGATCGCCTACAGGACGGTTCCGTCGTCAGCGAGCACGGTCACAGCGGGTCCGAGCACGGTGTTCCAGATGAAGTCGGGACGCTTGCAGTTGAAGAGGTCTCCCGCACCGTTGGAGACGTTGAAGGCTCCCGTCTGAAGCACAAGCCGCGTGTGGGGTGGCGTCTCGAAACTCCCATGCGGACCCGGCACGAACACGTTGGCTCCATTCTCGATCGTGGAGCCCCCTGGCAGCATGTACTTGGCGCCGGCCAAGATGGCCAGGACATCGGCGAGGCTGCCCGTCGAGGTGCCCACGTTGATATTCGTACCCAATCCTGCTCCAGCAGTCACAAGGGCGGCCCCGATATCAGCGAGCGTCACAGACTGCCCGCCCCGAGTCCGTCCGATGATCTCGGCCGAGGCAGTATTCACGATTGCCGCCGTCAAAGCCTGGCCCGCAGCCTGGTCCTCGGTGTTGTCGATCAGGTAGGCCGCGAGACCACAGTAGTCGCGGACCGTCAAGATCGGGCCCGCGCCCGTCGTCGCCACGGTCTGGTTCTCCGGGACCTGGCGCACGTACCCGCTCTGACCTGGAGGATCGTAGATGTAGTTGCGCTGGCTGTCATTGGGCCAGAGGTCGTCGATCTGGAGGACCCCGTTCGGGATGTCCGCGCGACGCATGATGATGTACGGCATGTGTGTTCCTCCGAGTCCCGGAGCAGGCGCTCGCTAATCTGGCTCGCCTATAAAGGGAAAACCGATAGCGCGTCTTTAGCGCATGCCGGACACACAGGCGATCACGACGGAGAACGTCGGGTTGGCTCCCGACGCACAGATCACCAGTTCATCCTTCAACCCGCCCTGGTGAGGGACAACCTCGCCTGCAGGCACAGAAATCAACGGCTGGCCGAGTCCCGTGGCGAACAAGAGCGGAGAGCCTCCTGTGTTCGTGAAGACCATCGCGTCACCGAAGGCTGGCAGGCGAAAGACCAGCGCCTCGGGCGGGGCTGGGAGGCCGGCTACAGCAGTGGCCAAGTCGGGAGCTGTGCCGGCGAGTGTGATAGCCGGGCGAGGAACATCGAAGAAGGCCGGGTCCTGGACGACGAGGATGTCACTCTGGTTCGCCGCCGTGGCAGCGCCTGGGAAGGTTGGCGACGCGACCGTGCGCACCTGGACACGCATGAACGCGATCTGGGAGTCGGCCGGGACTTCGGGAGAGAGGCCAAAAAACTCGTTCGGATCATACGTGGCCCGGGTCTGACCACGAGTCGTGTCCCCCATGATGGCCGTGCGACGAATCCTGATCGGCCGCGAGATAAACGTCTGGCCTCGGTTGACGTCGAACAGCGCCGTCGTCCCCGTGCCAACAACCCCGTTGAAGGGGCCGTACGCGTTGTCCAGCGAGTTGGCGACGCGAATCCGGTATCCAAGGATGTTGGAGTCGTTGCGAAATTGGAGCGTCAGGTAGCCAGCGGCCCTGTCCAGGATGTTCGGGATGGGGAACTGGGAAGTCATGCGGACTTCGCCTTCTCCTCGCGGGCTCTGTGTTCGTAGCCCGAGGCGTCGTGACCCCGATCCTTGGCGAGCTTGGCCGCGTCAGACCACGATTCAGTGCGCTCACCTCCGACGTTCGGCACGAGCTGAGGCACGGTACCGTCACCTTTCATCTCCCGCTCACGGGCGCCCAAGCGCTCGTTCTTGCGGCGCATCTGACTGGCCACACGCAGGTTCTTGCTGGCCCACCCGTCGCCCACGAGAACGAACCCAGGGAACTTGGTCCCTAGAATTCGCGGAGACTTGCCTCCACAGATGGGGCACAGTTGTGGTTTCTGATAGTCAGCGAGCGGGGCCATCTCGTCGAAATCTCGATCGCAAGTTGGGCACCTGTAGCAGTAGAGCGGCATTTCAGACCCCCTCCTCGCCAAGATACCTGCGGGCGACCCTCTGACCGATCTCGCGCGTGACCGCGGCAAGAGCTACTTGCTCTGGCGAAGGCGTGGGCAAACACTCGATCACGACCGACTCGGGACTATCGGCTGAAAACCGAGCCAGATGGCGTAGAGGCGACTTCTCCGGCCTCACGAAGAATTTCTGCGAACGACGGAGAACGGCATAGGCGTGCTTGCACACCGGCCGCCAGTGGAAAGGATCGCGAATCATTGGGGGGGTTGCCGTGCCACGGGGTTCCCCGCGCAGGTAGTCGTCCCGTTTCCCCCAATGCTCGGGACCCCACCACTGCCAGAACGGGCAGCTACACGAGACCCTGAGATTCACCTTGTCGAAGTTCGACGCGGTGCCGCGCTTGAACGCCTGAACCTTGACCGCGTGCTTCCCAACACGCCACGTCCAGATCCAATTCTTCGTGTCGGTCCGCTGAAGCTGGGGATCGAGGCCGACGGCACGCGCTCGGATTTTCCTGTCGACGCGGGCAAGGATTTCACCGAGCGTGGCGGCCGTCTTCACATCGAAGTTATCGTTTCGGACATACCGGTCCTGCCGCCCGTCCGGCATCTGTTGCGTGTTGTTGACGAAGTCTCCCCACATCGGGATGACCTTGCCCGAGCCATTCCCCGGGTTGTTCACCTCGCGGATCGGGTAGGCGCCCCCGGGAGCCCTGGGCTCGATCTGCCACTTCAAGCCCTTTTGGTGCTTGCGGTCGAGATCGGGTGCACGGAGAGATTCCCCCTTCTGTTTGGACGGATCGCTGCGCGGCGTCGTGCTGCGCGGCTGTGCTGGTGGATGGTTCTGGTCAAGTTGTTCGGGCGGCTCGACCTTCTTGTAGTGTGTCCCCCAGTCAACGGGCCAGTTCGCAGCAACTCGGTCGATCCCAAGGATCTCCATGGCGCTCGCCAGCGCCTTAAGCCCTGCGTGATACACCGAGGCTTGTCGCTCTTTTGCCTTCTCCTCGCGCCACTCTCGAGATCGCTCGGCGGGCGTCGACGGCCCGAGTCCTCGCCGCTTGTATCTGTGGGGGTACAGCCGCCGATACTTCCGACGGAGCTTGTCGCGCGGATCGTGCTTGAGCCTAGTCTGGTACTTGACTCTCTCCCTGCGTTTGATGGGCTCGCGGTTACGCAGGTACCACTGCTTGTAGTAGACACGCGATTGGCCACGCTGGTTTTGCTGATGCTTGGCGGGAAACAACCCGGCGGCCTCTCGCTCCTCCGGAGATCCGTCTTCCTCCCGCGTATCCCCGGCGGTCACCTCCTGGCGTCGCCTGTCATAGTTGTAATCCAGTTTCACGGGATGGCCGTACTCGTCCCCCTTCTCTGGATGTGTGCGGTACGGGACCTTTCGGTTCTTGTTGTAGTAAGTCGGGCCAATTCGCTTCTCGCGTTTCTTGTCGAAGTCGGAGGGAAGTGGCAACGCGCGTTCCTTCTCCCGAGGCTGCGGAAGCTGGACAGGCCACGCATGATCGAGCCTGCTCTGTCCCCGTTCCGTGCTGCTGTCCTCAGTGTCGCGCGGGAAGATGCCCTTCTCGCTCTTCTCATCGACAACGGTCTTCCACCCGGGCCATTCCTGCCACCCGGATCGGTAAGCCGTCCTGAGAATCTCGGCCGCGGCGCGGATCTCCTCGCGGATGACGTCCTCGGGCACAGGATCCGTGCTGTCCTGGGCCATTGCTCGCTTGCGGATCCCGAAGTCGGGCACTACGACCTCCCGCGTCGATCCACTCGACGCGCGATGTGTCGTTCCGCCACTCGACGTGCCGAGTCCTTCAACATTGACACGCTGAACGCTGGCGCTCCCTCGACGGTCTCGTCCACTCGCGTGCGACGAGAAAGAGGGAGGCGGTCCTTGAGATGGTCCTTCCCCATGATTGATAAGGCGTAGCCGGTCTCGTCGAGCTGCTGTTCCAGACGATCGAGAATCTGGGGGATGCCCAGGATGACGTCACCTGCGACCTGATAGATGTGCTCGCGATCCTTGCTCTGCTCGACGAGACGCAGAACCTTCCCCACGATCTGGTGGAGGCGGTGAACGTCGACCCTGGCGGCATTCACCCCGCCGGAGATCAGAGCCCACCCTGCCTGGCTTCCAGCTCTTCGCAAACGTGGCATGGCCTCACCAGTGCGGGGGCCATCAAGCGAAAACCGAGATCAATCGCTTCCGGCTGCTGACGCGGCCTTTTTCTCACCCGAAGCGCCGCCCTTCTTTTTCGACTCCTCGGCCAAGGCGTCTGCGAGGGCCTTCTTGATCTCCTCGCGAGCCATCTCTGTCTCGACGGCGAGGATGCCCTTGACGAACATCGGGTCCTTGATGTGCTTGAGGGCTTCCTGCACACGCTCGCGCATCGGCCGATCCCGGTTCCACTCGAAGTTCGGCAGCATGGCACGCACGGCCTCGTACTTGGCCTGGACGTCTGGCGGGAGTTCGTGCTTCGGTGCCGGACCCGTGGCTGCGTCCGGCAAGATGTCCGGCAGGTCCTCCCCTGCCAGCGCCTCCTGTACGTCTCCCGTAGCCACCGAAGTCCGCCGACCAACAACCCCGGCCGCTCGCTCCTCTTCGTGGACAGCGTATTTCTCGACCCTGAGAGTCGTCCCCTGTTCTGTCCGCTCGATGGCCGTTCTCGATGTGTTGCTGTCGGTGGCCACGAACGTCCGGTGTGTCGGAGATAGGACGCGTCCGACCGGGCGGCCTTCCTGCCCGCTCTCCGAGGCTTCCGCTCGGGCCTCGCGCCGGCCCACCTCAACGTCTCCCATCCTGATCGACTCGTGGTTCGTACGCGCCGTCGCAGCCTCGCCCATGCGGATGGCCGGTTGTTCGTTCGAGAGAGTGATCGCTCCCATATCGCGCTCCTCGTCGACGACGATCGTCCCAGAGCCACCAAGACGGGGTGTGGGCCGCGGACTCTCGTAGGCAGGCTTCGCAGGTGCGACCCCAGCGATGTCGATGTCCCGCTGCCGCTCGACCGTCATCTGGCGCTTGGTGCCGACCGTGCCGACCACAGAACCCGGCTGTCCGAAATCGTCGACGGTTTGTTGTCCGAGAGTCACGTGCATGTCTTCCTGCCGTTCGACGGGATACTGCCTCGGCGCCGGCTGGACCTGTTTCTCGGCGCGCCGAGATCGCGCGGGCTTGCTAGGGACATCGGTGATCGACGAGAGCAGTGCCAAGATGTCCTCTTCGATCACACGTTGTGCTTCGTTGGCGTCTGTCGACACCGGGGTCGCCTTGACAAAGTCGGTGCGCGTCGACGCGAACTCGGCGTCCATTTCCGCGATCATGGCCCGGACCTCGGGGTCCATGATGCCGTCGAATGCTCGACGCGCCTCGACCGACTCCAACGGAACTCGTCTTGTCGCCTCGGCGTTCGTTTTTTCTCGGTGGCGCCGCCGTGCCTCCACCGTGACCACGACATCCTCCTCCGCGCGTTCTGTCTCCATAGCCACGAGCGAGGGCCTCTCGCCGCCGCGGTGCTCCGTGCCTCGCACCTTGATGCCGGCTGCTCGAGGACGGTGGACGGGGGCTACATCGTCATCGAGCACGAACCACCTCTCACGGATGGCACCTCGCAGCTGGGGCACATCGGCGAACTCACGCCCATCGCTCAGCACGACAGTCGTGCCGTCGTACTGGAGCACCTCTCCTTTGCGTGGAGAGTAGCCCCCCGTGCCTGTCGCGATAAACCCGAGGCTGATGCCATCGATGGCCGCCCGGTACGTTCGGAACTGATTGGCCTGGAAATCGTTCTCGGACATGGTTCGCACCCGGCTCGTCGCGAGCCGATCTGCGTCACATTACCCGCACGATCGGTCCCGTACAGCGCTGTCTCCGCCCTGGCGGAAGGCAATACTGGTTTCGGCGGCAATCTGCTCGCCGTTGAACTCCAGCATGGCCTCCGCCAGCCTCTCCCGGATCGCTCCCAGAAAGTCCCGGCGCACGCGAATCCTGGCAACCACAGTCGCCTCACGCTCGGCTGCCGAGTACACGAGGAAATCCAAGAAGCAATCCGGCCCAACCTCGTCAACCACACGGAACGCGTTCGCGAACGAACCGAACCGAATGGAGGGCTCGACCATGACCGTTGTGTGTTGTGGATCAGACATCAGCCTCTGAGGTGGCATTCTACCTGCCCTTCTCTCCACGGATGAGAATCTCGCCCTCCTCATCCACGAACCAATCCCCTGGGCAGATACTGTGTGGGTCTGCGCGACAAGGCCTCCGGTACGGCTCCCTGTAGTCGTAGCCTCCACGAATCTTGAAGTTGCCCTGTGAGCCAGGAGGCGACGTCAACTCGACCTGTCTCCAAAGCCAGTTCGCGGACCACCCGTTGGACGGACAATACGGGTCGAACTCGACGTCGACGGGATCCTTCGCATCAAGCACGGGATTCGTCGAGTAGGCAAGGACCAGTCTCGGGACCCATCCAGCGCTCGGAGACGCCGCGTTTCTCTCGGACGCCATGTCCTGTCTTCAGGGATCTCTTATTGGAGGATCACCGCGCACGCGGAGATATTCGTGGATCTCTGGATCATCGCGGAACCACTCCGCACCGAGCCTGAGATGCGCGAAGCGCTCGTGAGTCGCGGCCTCGTCGCTCCTCTTACCAGGGACAGCAGCGATCAGAAAAAGCCTCGCTGCGTTCGCGACCTGCAGCTCCCCAAGCCGCCGAGGAACGTCTTGCGACCAACCGATCTTGATCGGTCCCTCGTGACCGGCCTGCACAAAGTAGACGAAGCCATCCCGATCTGCAGGTCGCACGTAGTCCTGCCGGTACAAGATTGCCTCCTCCTGGACGTGACCGTGCTGATCGAGACACTGCCATTTTCCACCGGGGATGACGGCGTACACGGCTCGCCCTTCTGGAGTCTCAGCGAATCTCACCCCACGGTCGTCTGCGGGCCCGAGTCGAACGACGTCTTCGCAGAGAACACAGTTGGTCCTCGTGTCGAGGAGCACGACGCGATGGGTAGGGACGAAGTCCTCCAACACCGCGGCGGGGTACCTCCTCACGAGATCAGCCCGCGAGACAATCCTGCTCATCGCCCACGCTATCCCTCGGGTAAGGGCAACAGTTAGCGGGTAGCGCGGCTGGGACCAGACGCGTCCGGTCGATCCAGCGCTCCACCACGCGGGCTACGTTGGAGGATTCTCGGAGATCCACTTCGCGTACGTCTCCACGAGCTGACTGTATGGATGACTCATCTGACCCGCGGCTGCGACCCGATTCGCAAGAACAACGGCCTTCGCCAGGGAGGCTCCCATCCATCGCATCGCATACCCGGCGACAACCGCTCCCGTACGATCCGAGCCGTTCATGCAGTGGAAGTAGACGATCGAGCCTCTCCTGTTCCGAAGAATCCCCAGATACTCGATGAGTCCCACGAAGTTGTAGCTCCGCGGGTCTGGCCCGAGAACATCCGGTGTCGTGCCGCCCTCGATGGGCCACCAGACGATGTGACCCGGGGGTGTCCCCCCTACCTGCCGCACACAATCACCGAGGAGACGGCCTGGATTCCACGAAGACTGATTCCACTGCGGAGGCACGTTCGGACCCGAGGGGAATTCACTGTCCACGTCGATCCCAAAGGCAGCCATCTCGACAAGCCACTGCGCCCTCTCCGACCCTTCCACATTGTCGATGAGGCTGACGTCGATCAGAGAATCTCCGACATCTAGACCGAGGGTGTTGACCAGCTCGTGATACGCGATCTGATTCCGCGCGTTGATCGGCAGGTTCCCTCGCCATACGGGCGCTTCTCCGCTCCCGTCGACGAGTGCCGCGCGGGATGGGTCGAAGGTTGCCATTACAGCCTCAGGTACCACCCAGTCTGCTTCTCGAAGATCGGAACTAGGTCCTCTGCGTAGACGTCCCGGTACACCTTGACGGGCTTCTCGCCATGCGCTGTCGAGCTGAGGAACGTCATGGTGTAGGTGTCGGCCGGCGTCAGGTCGATTCGCACTTTGTTCCCCCGCGACGTCTGCCGGTTTGGCCACTTGAACGCAACTCCACGAGGTGCCATCTCCACGGCATGCGCCGACATACCCAGCATCAGGGCCAAGCGCCGCATGCCTCCCATCTGGTCGAGAATCGTCCGAGCCACCGCGCTGCCTGACTTCGTTAGGGCAGACGGTTTCGTGACCTTCTCCCCGGCCGCAGGTATGTCGAGGAGATCAATGACGCTCATCTTCTTCGCTGTGCGGTCGAACATGGAACTCCTCAAGCTGCTTCGCGCAGCAGGATCTTGGCAGTGTGTTCGTAGACGTCTCCCTTGCGGAGCACGCCGAGCATGTAGTTCTGCCACAGGATATCGGGGACGTCCTTGGTGGCGTACGTCCTCAGCCACGATTCCTTCGCGCCCAACGTACGATAGGCTCTCACGCTCTCGCGGTACGCCTGCACTTCCATGGCCCAGCGAAACCGAGCGCTGAAGATGTAACGCGCACCGAAGGTCCCCCTGCCGTAGTGCCTCCACTGCTTTGCATGGACGATCTCATGCTTGAGGATGCTTGCCTTCTTCGGGGGGGTGTACCCGGCCCATCCGTCACCGACTCGGATCTCTTTGTAGTACGTGGTCGTCATCTTCGAGAAGCGTGACCCGAAGAACGACGTTTTGGGCTTGATGACGTAGCCAGCGTCGCGAGCCCACTTCTCGGCGTCCGCGAGCATAGCCGCGGCGTTTCTGCCGAACTTCTCGAGATCCTCGTCATGGAACCTGGTCCACGATGCCAGCTCGATGTCGTCATCCCTGAGCATGATGAGTCCCATCCCCCAAGACCTCGCGGATAGAAGGAAAACCGTGTCTAGGCTTTGAATGTCACCAGCGGCCGTGTCCGAACCACAGGAGCGACGAGGCCGTGCTCGACCTGCACCGAAACGACGGGCCCAATGTCCTTGTAGGCCGAGGGAGCCTCTTCGATCCTCCGTTCCTCTCTCAATGTCACGCAATCAACCCCATCGAGACCCAGATCGTCTCCGGCTCTCTGGCGCCGTCCCATCTCGAAGCGAGTGACCGCGCGACCAGCCCCGTGGGACGCGGAAGAGAGGTATCGCCCGTTGCCGCGACCGACAAGAACGTACGAGGGCTGCCCCATGGATCCAGGGATCAGCACGGGTTGTCCGGCGTGAGCGGGAGTAGCTCCCTTCCGATGGACGAGCATGTCTCCCTCGCGGAAGACGAGATTGTGGGGAGCATCGTGCACGAGGGTAACCCCTATGTCCCCGTGAATCTCCCGCAGCCGTAGACGGACGATCTCGGCGATCAGGAGTCGGTTGACCGCGCCGTAGTTCGCAGCGGTATTCATGGCCTCGACGTACCCGTCGACGTCAGCCCCGTACAGAGGGAGGACGTCTGGTCGTCTTACCGTTGACGGCCAGTGCTCCCGCGCGATCTCGGACCACCGAGTCCCGACTGCTTTCCCGACGGTCCGAGATCCGGTGTGAACCATAAAGACCACTTCGCCGTTCTTCAGGCCCCATGCGCGGGCGAGACCGCCGTCCGCGACATCATCGACCACCTGGAATTCCACGAAGTGGTTCCCTCCACCCACCGTGCCAAGCGCTCCGTCGCGCACGATTTCTCTGCCATCGTCGACGAGTCCCTCGGGGGCCCAGCTCCACCGGCCTCGATAGCCGTTTCCGATCTCTCTCCCGATCTGGCCGAGGTCGGAACGGGCCAGCATTCCGAGGGGACGGTCCAGCACGGCGTCCAGCCAATCGGGTTCACCTCCGTCGAACATGGCGCGCATGGAGACGCCGGTCATGGGCAAGTCGCGCGTACCGAGGAGCAGGTCTCCGCGCAGCACGTCCACGAGACGGCGCTTCTCCGCGAGGAACCGATCCACGGAAAGTCCCGTCGCGTGCATCCGCATCCCGCAGTTAATGTCTGTCCCTATGGCAGAGGGGATGGCCAAGTCGAGCGAGGTGGCCACGACGGACCCGACAGGCACACCGTTGCCAGGGTGGAAGTCGGGCGTGGCACAGGCATGGCACACGTGACCCCCATTTGGATGGCGCGCGGAAGCGAATGCCGCGAGCTGCACGACGGCCTTGGTCTCGAGCGGGAAGCCCTTAGGGAGCAGGACCTCGGCGAACGGACCCTCGTGCCCTGCTCGCCGGATCCTGTAGATTGATCCATCCATCTCGATCTCGACGCCGTCACGTCGGAGCGCGCGGGCGATGCGGTCAAGGCTAGTCATCACAGCCCTCCCCGAACGCCTCGCAGAAAACATGGTGGATGTTGCCCACCAGATCTTGATGAACGAAGAGTCCCTGCGTAACGCGCCACAGGTGGTAGCGCGCCCACTGAATGTGACGGTCCTTCTCGGAGCCGTTCTGGGCCTGAATGAGATACCAAGCGATGGCGAACAGCTCGTCCTCGCGTGGCGTGAGTCGTACTTTCCTTGTTCCGGACATCGCTGAATCTCCGCGTCGCGGTCCCACTCCGCAGCGGGAGATAGGCCGGCAGGAGTCGGTAAGATTCAGCAGCCGCGGTCCTACGGAGGATGCGGTGTGTGGACCATGCCAGATACAGAGACCGCCGTCAAGGGATCGCGGTGTCGGGAGACAGGTGCACGGCGTGACTCATCCTGAGAAGGCCGGCCCGGGTCGACGAACTTCTCCGGCGTGCCGTGGTTGAACGGATCCCCCATGGCCAGTCATGGAGCATGCCCCGATTGCACACCGTCGTCAGCGAGGCTTGAAGAGACCCTTGAGGGCGCCCGCGATGCCCTTGCCCCGCTGCGTCGGGATGCAAGCTTCGCCCTCCTCGTGAAGGAGCCGGTCCATCTCGGCCCAGGTGATCCTGGCATCCCCCCCACGACCCCAGCCAAGCCCCCACGAGTTGTGGACGACGAAGTAGCGGTCCTCCACGTTCACGCCCTTGCACAGGATGGCGTGGCCGCCCGCGACGTCGCCCTCGACGTGGAGGTGCCCGCAGGGGTACGGCTCAAACATCCCGTCGTACCAGACCAGGCCCAGGACGGCAGGCCCTCGATGACCCACGGCCATGACGAGATCGTCGAGGCCAAAGGCCCACCTGTACTCGGTGATGTAGCCGAGTTTCTTCGCAACCTTCATTCCGGCGAGAACGGACGTGCCCTCGTAGACCGGGTTCGCGCTTGGATAGCTGCCACCCTCCCACTCGTCGATCTTCTGGGCCTCCCAGTAGATCTTCTCCTTTGCGAACTTCATGTCGAGTCCCTGGACCTCGACAGGCCGGGCAATCAACTCATGCGTGACAGATGCCCCAACGCAAGCACCCTCTTTGCCCTGGTCAAGGTGCTGCGCGCAGGGCCATGTGTAGCTTCTCGGCTTGGTGGCCGAGACCGTCGCCTTCACTGGGTACCTGCGCGACCGTTCGTCGAACTGTTTGAGCCGTGTAAGCCGTGAGTCACGAACCGTTGAGCCGTCTCGGAGCCTGAAGGACTCAGTCATGTCTGACCTTTTGCCATACCCCAATTACCGAGTCTTGTGCTTGCGTAGGTACTCGGCCGCGGCTTCTAGACGATCTGGCGCCTCGCGAAAGATCCCTACTCCGAAGTTGCAGGCTGAACACAAAAGCCCGCGAACAGCGCCCGAATCATGATCGTGATCCACAGCGAGTGCCCTTCCGGTCGAACACGGTTCCTTGCAGATCTCACACACTCCACCGCAAAGTGCATACCGAGCCTCATACTCTTCGACCGATATGCCATATCTTCGGCAACGTCGTCGAAGGAGGGCCACCCCACCACCCCCGCGCCACAAGGGATGGCCCGCACCAGAGACCGGCTGAAATTTGCCTTCTCTCCACTTATTCTTCGCAGAACAAGAGTAAGAGCAGAATCGAGCACGACCTCGCCTCGTTTGAAACATTTGACCACACTCAACACAAGTTGCCGCACGCTCTGTTCGGACAGAGCGGTGTTTATCGTAGAACCTGTTCTTGCACAGTCGGGAACAAAATCGCTGATTCCCACGCCAACGATCATAAGTCTGACCGCATTCGGGACAAGCTGTGAGAATGGCCTCCGGTAGACGGCCGCGCACCAGTGCAGAGTGTCCGCCCCTGATCGCTCTGTCAATCCTCAACGTTCTCTTCGGGTTCCATCGTGGCCATGAGCGGATGTCCTGCTTCCCTCGCCAAACCAACCACGACGGCGCACTTGGTCTCGGCGATCTCTCGCGTGTAGACGCCTGCCACGGCCGCGCCCGAGCGGTGGACCTCCATAGTGATCCTGGTGGCCTCGTCCGTGTCCCGCCTGAACACGGCCCTCACGAGGGCGATCACGAAATCGACGGGCGTGAAGTCATCGTTGATGATGATCACCTTCCACATCCTGGGTCGACGCGTGTCTCGCGACGAGCGCGACCGAACAGCCACGTCCTGGCGTTCTGCGTCTTCCTGTCGGTCAGCGCTCACGGTCTATCCTGCCAACGCGGAAACATAGGCTAGATCGTCGGGGGGAGTGTCGGCCTTGCTCCTCTTGGGCCTTTCGATCCAGCACATGTGCCTTATCCGCGCGGTGCGCTCCGTCGCCTCCTGGTAAGAGGACAGTGCCCTCGCGGCCACGGACGTGCACGAGTACGTCGGCCAAGTCAGAGCCGATCTTGACCGCCTTCTTGTCCAGCCTCAGCAGCCGCAGCCTCGTCCCTCAGAAGGTCCGACACGGTGACGAGGCGATACCCTCGATCCCGCAGGGCTGCGATGATCTTCGGGAGCGTCTCGGCCGTCGTCCACCCTCGACCGTTGACGTGGAAGATCACGATGGACCCGGCCCGCGCCCTGCCGAGCACGTAGCGGACGATGCGGTCCGCTGCAAGCCGTGGATCTGGATCGCCAGACGCTACGTCATACAGGATTGTCGTGAGGCCGAGAGCGGACGCGGCTCGCAGGATCTCGTGGTTGTAGCTCACGGCCGGAGGCCGGTAGAGAGCCGGCCGACGACCCGTGACCTTCTCGATGGCCCGCTGCGCCCGAGACAGGTCTTCAAGGGCCTCCTCGTAGGACATGCTCGCTTGGCGCCCGTCCTCGTGTACGTGGCCGTGATTCGCGATCTCGAAGGAGGCGGAGAGCGTGCGGGCCTCGTGGGGATGTCTCGTCACCCACCGTCCGGAGAGGAAGAAGGTGGCCGCCACACCCTCGCGGCGCAGAACCTCGACGACGGCCTCGTCGAACCCGTCCGCGTCGCTCGTGGGGCAAGCATCGAACGTCAGGGCGATCTCGCGGCGATCTCGCGGGCCGTGCCGGATGGGCGCGCCGACGAGGATAGCGAGAATGACGAGGATAGCGGTCACGTCAATGTCAGGATGGTCTTGCTAAACATGGTAGGTGCCGACCGCCTCGGAAGGTTGCCGAGACAGAAGCCCGTAGAGCTGGCCCGCCTCGAATCCACGTACGAACTCGGATCGTCCGAGTCGAACTCGAGGATCAGGCGCATCGCATCGTCCGTCACGGCTACTCCCCTCGCAGAAGGGCGGTGATGTCCGGCTGGTCAACCGGACGTCTCCAGCGCCAGGACTTCCGGGCCTCGGGAGGCAGGCTCCCGTGCCGTGCCTCGTACGCCTCCAGGAATCGCCGCGTTCCGTCGTTCACGTAGCCGCCGCCAGCGATCCTCCCGAACTCCGGCTCGTACCTCCGCAGGATCTCGTCCATCGCCTCGTCTCGACGAGTCTTGGCGATCACCGAGGCGGCGGCCACCGACACGTGGTGCGCATCGGCCCTGTTCTCGGCGAGAAGGTTCGGCCACCTGCGAGTCAGACGCCCGAAGATAGGCTCGCCGTCACAGACGACGCGATCATCATGCTGAACGCCTACCCTCTCCAGGAGCTTCTCGACGCCTTCCCGCTCAAGGTCATCGAGCCCACCTCGCTCCACGTAGGAGTCGACGACGTCGGCGTCGAAAGAGACGATCTCCCACGCAACGCAGGCGCCCTTGATGATCGTGTTCAGGTCCTTTCGGACTTTCATGGCTTTGGGTCCGCTTCCGAACGTCTTGCTGTCGCGGACACCGGCCGCCGCCAGATCGCGCTCGTGCTCAGGAAGGAGCACGACGACGGCCATGACCAGGGGCCCCAGAACGGGACCCCGGCCTGCCTCGTCAATGCCCACGAGACGCATCAGGCCGAGAACTCCCCGAGGATCTCCCGCATCCTGATGTCGCCGAGGGCCTCCATCTGACGGCCAGCGCAAGAGACCAGGTCCTGTCGCGTGCGCTCTAGCTCGCTCGCGCTGGCGGCGCGACGACGGGACTCCTCCTCTCTCGCCGCGACCAGATCATTCCGCAGGACGAGAGTGCGCTGCACGGAGACCGTGTCCGAGGTGCCGTGGAAATTGACGGGAGGGCTTTCCATGACAGATCTACGCCCGCGGCAGGCGGTCGGAGATGACGACGATGTCGTCGGTGGAGACGGCCATCGACACCTCTCCGCGGTGCGACTTCAGGTATCCCTGGCCACACCCAGCTCTCCGACATCGCAGCGAGCCGTCCTCCTCTCTCGCGAGAACCTCCTTGCAGGCGGGACACCGTGGCAGTCCTCTGGAATGATCGGGGTTCATGCGCCCTCGGAGTGACGATCAAGACCGCGGCAGCACGCGCTCGACCAGGAGCAGGAAAATGCCGAGGTATATGACCACGTCGGCCTTGGCGAAGGACATCACGGCCTGCGTCTTGAAGCCGAACACCTGGAGAAGCAGGACGACGCACACGAAGATCGCCATGATGGCCCACGCATAGCGGTAGACGGTCTGCGCTTCCCTGTTCATGGGGAGATCCTACCGATCATCCCATCCGAGGACGTCAAGGATGCTAGTCTGGTCGTCGATCGATCTGCGGGCAACGGCGTCCTCGGTCTCGACTGTCCCGTCACCCCGTACGTGACAGACAACGACTCCGTGCCGAGCCAGTGCAGCACCCACGAGACACCTTCGGTGGCAGTCAGTCGGATCCTCCTCGCTGCACATAAGACACAGGTTGCCACCCTGTTCTTGGAGGCCAGCAATCAGGTCCGCAATCGCCTCTTGAAATGGCCGGGATACGGTGATCTTTGCGTACGAGGGCTTCCCGCGATCGTCGAGGAAGGCTGGGTCCAACGGACGACCGCCCAGGCGATCGCCGCCATAGCCGTACAAGAGCATTCCGCCGTCAACGGCTCTGCGTAGTGTCTCTCGGTTGAAGTGCGGCGAGAACTTGCTGTACGGATTGCTCCGTACGTCGAGCAGGAGATCGACCTCGTGCATGCGCAGAAGTTCCAGGAACCGCGTCAGGGGGTGGCTGCTGTGGCCGATCGTCAAGACGCGCGGACCCATTGTTCCTTCTACGTGCCGCTGCATCCGAGACGCCCGAGAGCGTCAATGCGCCGCTGGAGATACGGGGAAAACCACCCGGCATAACGGGCCTGCAAATCAGGAAGCATCCAATCGTCGCCCGTGATCCGCCCTCGACATGACGGCTCGTTACACAGACAATCGAACTCGTCGTAAGCGACCCCGTCGACCGTGGCGTAGTCGAATGTCAGCTCCTCTCCAGGCGAGATGTCGCGCATCGCGACGACCGTGATGGGCCCCTGCATGCCGCAGTTGGGCTTGCAGGAGTGGTTGATCCAGTCGGCCGGACCCTCGACGACCGAATAGAGAAAGCGGTCATCGTCAATCTGGATCGTCCTGGACCTCCACCGAGAACCGGCTCGCCTCGCATCTTCAAGCAATAGAACCGTGCCACCGAAGATGACCACGGTCTCCCCGGCTACGACACGACGCACGGTAAACACGCCCTTCCCACCCCTATCTCCCACGCTCCTGCCCTCCAATCCGGAGGCCAAGTGGCTGCTGGGCATCTCCCGCGGGCGACGGCGCCTCCTGATGCCACGGATGCCGCTCGGTTGAGGTTGTCGATGGGGAAAGGATCGTGGAAGTTCGTCATCCATGACTTGCTGAGGATGTCCGATAGGCTGGCTCACCACCCACGGCCGCCGCAGTCCGAACATCTCCGCCACGGATGCTGACCTGTCCCAATGGTCCGAACCTTTCCCCGTCCCTCACACGCTCCGCACCGCCTCTCGCCGAGCGGTGGGCAGTCAAAGTCGTGGTCGACGAATCTACTCCCACAGTAGCAGTACCCAAGATCGGCGTCTCGGCGAATTCTCGACAGAACATCTTCGCGGCGCTCCACGATTGCCATGCTACCGCCACAGGAGACTGGCTTTGTACTCTCGCCACGTCTCATCCCAATTCGCGTGGTGGTCTGCGGCACAGTCTCGGCAAAGGCGAATTGGGCTGTTTGGATTATCGCCGTCTCCGTTCCACTCGTACATCGTGCGGGAATCCTCAGGCTGCACGTCACCTATGTTCCCGCATGCCTCGCATGCGGTGCCCTCCCCGATCTTGACTCCCAACAGCCATACGTCGTACAGCAGCTCCAGTAAGTCCTTCGAGAATGACGAGGCACATTCTCCGAAGACACAAGCCAAGTGCGTCCTGAAGGCCGAACCTCCTACCTCCGGCTTTTCCTGTGCCTTCTGTACGGCTCGCCGGAAAACCGAAACGCTCGCGCCGTGCTCAGTCATTCCCCTACCTTCCTTGTGTAGTAGACAGGGTCGAACTCGACCGTCACGGCGATCTCATGGAGGACACCCTCGGGATCGCGGACGCGGAGGACGTGGCCGTTGACGTAGATTCCGTCGATGTTCCCGTCAACGTCGTCCTCGGCGTACCGCTCGGCCGCCTCCTCGGGCGAGTTGGCCTCGACCTCCTCGGCGTGCTCCTCATCGCTGTTGATCTTGTCCCAGACGCGATAGCTCATCGGAGGCTTTCTCCTGAAAATACGGGACAGCACGGGGAAACACGTTCCACGTGGAACGTCAGCTCTCCCTGTCCGATGACGGCCCCTGCTCCAGGGCCATGGCGAAGCCTGGATTGCTCTCCAGAGCCCTGCGGAAGGCCGGCTGCGGGACGAACACGGACAGGCGGGCGACGCGAACGGGGGCCGACCGACCCCCCCGTCCCACGCACGTGTCCTCGTCCTGGAACGTGACACGATAGCCGGCATGCGTGGCCGCCATCTCGCGGAGCCGTATGGCGAGCCGCGAGTAGGAGTGCCGGACCCTTGAGCCTATCCATCGGGGCGTTCTACCCCGCGACGACCTTCTCCGTCATCTTCTCTACGAGATCGACGAGGCCGTCGATAGACGGACCGATGCGGACCTCGTGCAGAGCCTTGACGAACTTGTTGCCGCCGCGGTCGGAGGGATCGAGGAGCCGCACGGTCACGTCGAAGTTGCCGTCCTCGTCGCCATCCAGGTCGTACCTGAGGACGCTCTCCCCGTCCCTGCGGACAACGACGTAGCGATACGGAGCCCGCTCCTTGACCTTCGTCGCCATCCCCCACCTGTGCGCGAGCACGTGGTGGAGGTCCTGCCAGAACTCTGCGGCTCTCGACTGCAGAGACCTGAGATCTCGTCCGTCGCGAGCCACTCTCTTCATCTCGCGATGCAGTGCGGCCATGATCTTCGGATTCCGCCGAGCCAGCCCGAGCACGCGCTCGACGAAGGCTGACTTCTTACGCCCTTTGTACCGAGACTCGTGCTCTCGCTTGTACTTTTCCTGCTCGTCCTTCGCCAGCGGGTCACCCTCGAAGTCAGCCCGGTAGACACCGGGGAACGCCGCCGCCTCGGCAAGCAGGTCATCCATGTCCATGTCGATCACCTTGACTCGCATCTTGCGCGACGGATCGATCGTCATCAGGGCCGCCCATCGGTGGTGGCCGTCGAGAACGTAACCGTCGCGCGATATGACGACCGTGTCACCGATCCCCGGAAATCTCCCCCGCAGATGGGCATCGGCCATCTTGAACGTCTTCTCAGCCTTAATCTCCTTCTGCGTCGCCTTCAACCGTCCCACGGAGACGCTCGTCTCGGACGTCCCGACCCCGTTGCGGTCCAAGTGCGCGAGGAGCTGCGCGAGGATCGGGCGATCATCATCCGGGTCTGCCCCAGCCTCCACCATCGCGCGAGCCTTCGCCCTGTCGCCCTCATCGTCGGATTTCAGCATCTCGGCGACAGACTTCCCGCCCTCGATCTGCGGCATCTTGTCCCGCGTGAGGCCCTTGTTGCCCACGCACACAGGTGGAGACAACTTGCAGATGTCCGCACCCCTCTCGATACCCTCGCGGACCTTCCTCGCAATGTCGACGGCCTGGACGGCGTCATCGCCGACGACCTCAAGGTTGTATTCCTTGATCTCCTCGCGATGTTTGGGCTTGAGCTTGCGGGGCTGGACGTCCGGGGGGTATCCGCGCAGGTCAGTGGGACGCCTCTGTCGGATGTCCTGCCTGCGCTCTCGGAGCAAGGCGTCCTCCGGCGTCTTGGGCGCCCCGGAGGGCGTCTTGGGCCTCTCGGCCTCCAGGAAGTCCCGAGGTGATAATTCAGTCGCCGGGTGTTCTCGACGATACTCCTCGAAAAGCTGCTTGGCTCTTTCCGGCGTCCGAGCCTTCTGGCGGGCCTCTCGCATGCGGTCTCCTGCACGGCGGAAACCCATAGAGAGACTAAGGCCTCACAGCATCCCGCGATTCCAGAGGCCTGCGCGAGGCGGTGCTCAAGACGGTCGGCTGGCTGAAGGGGATGCTAGGAGTTCACGTTCGGATCAGCAATTCGCCGGGCCCGCGTTGAGCGACGCCTTACCCAGGCCGACAAGCGAGATGGCGATTGGTGTTCCGGACGGCCTAGCTATGGTTTCGCGACCGTGTACTTGGGTAGCTGTTGCCGCCCTTGAGATAGATCAAGAGCCGCCATGCCGTCTCCACCTCGACGGGGACCTCGTCGGACGGTGCATCGGGATCGAAGACCCAGCGCGAGATTATCCTCTCGAGTTCCTTCACGTCCTTCACATGGTCGATGAGGTCAATGACGAGGATGGCCATCTCTGCTTGGGGCAAGTAGACCGACTGAATAGACACTTTCATCGAGACGCTGAAAGTGCTCATCGAGCTGGTACATAAGCGTCTCCCCGTTGTCTCCATCGCCTCCCCACTTCCAATGGAAGTAGTCGGCGCACATTGAGAAGTCGATCCTGCTGACGGACTCGAACAACTCAAGCGACCTCGGATCATGCGGAACTCCGTGCTCCCATCGCGCTCCCGGATCACGGTGAAGGTTGAAGAGCGACGGTGGCCTCCAGGCCGGGTCGATCTTCGCGAACCGCTCGTGACCTCGGGGATGTTCGCCGAGCCGCGCGGCGATCTCGTCCTGCGTCATGTCCTGTGCAGTGTCGTGGCCGATCACGACGTCGATGTGCAGCCCGCGAAGCCACCCCCGAAGCATGTCGATGCCCGCGAGGTGGTCGCGGTCGGGGTTTTCGGCGTCACGTCGGAACTTTCGGATTTGGGCGAGCGCATCTGGCATCCTCACTTCTACTCTCTTGGTCGGAACCCAACACACTAGATCCGCAACGCTCCAAGCTTGGTCCGAGGGGGGAGGAACACACAAGTCACTCCCATGCCTTGGAAAACTCGCGATCTCGGAACGCCTCGGCCAACCCGGTGATCTGCTTGAGCCTCAATACCTCGTCCGGGTCCATGCCGAGTTCCTCGCTGATCCTCTCGTTGGACCAGTGGTGCTTCGTCAGCGCCGTCACCAGCTTGGCGCTCAATTCCACCTGATGTGTCCCTCTGGCCAAGTTGTGCCGCACCGTCGACGTCATTCTATCTTCCAGGGTCTTGTCGAGGTCGACGACGGGTACATAACCCCCCAGACTCTCGTGGACGTCGGGGCACGTCTTGATCACGGTCGTCCGGTGAAAACCGTCCACCACTACGTTCTGCCCAGTCTCGGGATCCCGCGCGACGACCACCGGCATCGTCACACCGTCCTTGCGGATCGAGTGCTGCAGGAGGCGCATCTCCGGCGGGGCCACCACGTTCGGGTTGTAATCGTTGCCGCGAACCGTGTCAATCCGTACCAATTTCACGCCAGTCACCGGATGTGGAAGACCTAGGAATTTCTTCATCGTCTGGGAGACTTCATTGAAGATCTCCACACGATCATCCAGGGACAATTCCCCGGCCGCAGCCAGTAGCCCTCGCAGCTTGTCAACAATCTCGCTCATGCCTTCTCCTGCCTCTCAAAAGTACGCCGCTGCGCCTCAAAATCCTCCAGCACACGGTAGCCCACCTTTGTTGAAGCAGTGCCCAGAACCGCCGCCCTCAAAGACGGTGCCACGGCGTTGATTCTCGATATTCGCAGAAGCAGTTTCCGGTTCAATCTACACCATCGAGTCTTGATCTCATCTCGCCTTTGAACTTCCTCGCGCGAGAAATCGGACCACGAAGCAAGATTCCCCCGATGTTGATCCCCATCGAACTCGATCAGAAGACCGAGCACAGGGAGGTAGAAATCGAAAGGGAGGGGCCGTTTATGTCGACAGGCAGAGAACCTCTTCTGGGACTGGTACACAACGCCATGGTCCTCCAGCCACTCCTCGACAGCCATCTCCCCCTTAGATTTCCTACATAGGGGACAGCCGTTTTTAGCAAAAAGGTGGTTGGCTGGAGTAACCAAAAATCCCTGGTGCTCCTTGCACGTTACCGTCACCTTCGTGGTCATGTTGATGTAGTCGACTGCATCGTACCCGTAGCGATCTCGGTGCAACAAGCGGGCTCGTCGTACGAATTCGTCCGTCGTGAGCCTCACGGTTCCCCCGCACCGCGGACAACCATCTCCCCTCAGGTGCTGGTTTGGCGTCTGCTCGAAAACCCCGTGGACCATACAGCCTATCTGAACCTTCTCGTTGCTCTTCTGATAGCACACCAGTCCGTAATCGTACCTATCTCCATGCACTGTGTGGGCATCTTTGATAAACCTCTCCGTCGACTTCCGACGATGGGCCGCCCACTCATCATGCACACATTTGCGACACCCATGGCCATTCCAATGATTGTCAGGGCGCTGCTCAAACTTGCCATGCGTTGGGCAACGGATCACGATCTTCAGATCTTTCCTCGTATACCGGCTCTCCGAATAGTCGTACCGGTCGCCATGGCGCGCCTGCGCACGCCGGAGGAAATCGACCTGACTCAAAGTCACCCGTTCCCCTCCGAGAAACTGGCGATCAGTGCTAGTTGTCGCTCCATCTCCCGCTTCGTCTGCGCAAAACTCAAGCCCTTACACCAGTAGTCGTTCTTCAGCAGCACCTTGGCGATCCTCCGCCAGCTTGGGACGGCGCGCCTGCTCTCCAGCCTCGGGTCCGTTTGGTCGGGAATCCTCCCCGGACACGGACAACCCCGCTCGGCTCCGTGCGTGTACCACCAAGTCAAGAACTTGTCGATCTTCCGACGATAGTGGGCTGCCAAGTAGGGCGGCATGGTGTCGAGAAGGAACTTGGCGTAGCTCTCGTAGGTGTGCCCCGGCGGAAGAGAGACCCTGAAATTCCCCATCACGTGCGACTGCGTCCTGCTGTAGCGGTTTCCGAAATTCGCTCCCTCGACCCTCGCGACGACCCTCGACCACGTTTCCGGCTCGAGCATCTTGAAGAGATACAACCCCTTCCGTTGGTCATCGCCATACGGCTGACAAAGCCGCATCTGGTGCAATGAGAGCCCAGCGAGGTGCATCAGGTCATAGATCCGATTGTAGTCCCACCCGAACTTACCGTTGGCCGTCCAGATGTCCTCGGTCCTCCAGTCATAGATTGGGTAGCAGCTCCAGACGTGGTCTGTCACCCGCGTCGTCCACGGCCGCCCTTCCAGGGTCTCCTTCGCCTCATTCCTGATCGTCCTGTACCTGTTGAGGCTCTCATCACTGCGGATCGCTACGAGACAGGCGGTGTTCTCGCTCGCTGCGAGCCACTCGCCAAACTCCGGGACGAACTCTTCAAATTCCATGCCCCGTCGGAAGAACGGGAACGTGCTCGGGTCGCTTACCACGCCAGTGTTCTCGGGCATCGCGCGTACCCACGCGTCGCGCTTCTGCTCGTCCCAGCACAGCCAGTGAGGCTGGACTTGGCTGACCGCGTTCCTAAGATGCAGGGGAAGGCAGATCCAGTGCGGACGCACCTCGGGCCTGGATAACGTTCGCTGGACGTAGTCGGCCGTGTGCGCGTACTGTGCCTCAAGGTCGACGTAGAGGACGTCGACCGGTAGTCTCCCGACTTCCTTGGCGACTTCAACGGTCAGGTTGAGCAGGACCCCGCTGTCCTTGCCGCCGCTGAAGGCGATGTAGACCTTCGTGAAGTTCGCGAAAACCTCTCGGAGCCTCTCAATGGCGGCGGCATGGACGTCGACGTCGAGGTACGATTTCACCGATTCCTCGCGGGACGTCCCATCCTCTTCGGAATCTCTCCGTCGAGGCGACGCTTGGCCGTGGCGCGCCCGACACCGAAATGCCTGGCTATCTCCGTGACGGAGATGCCCTGCGCGGCGAGGTGCTGCGCGACATCGACCGTCAACCGTCGGGCGTTCTCGTCCTTGATCTTGCGGGAACTGAGCACAGGCAGCTTGTACGCCATGCAGGGTGGGACGTGGGGGCGCACCATGTCGTAGAATCGCAGATCCTGGCCCGGGAAGGCGATCGTCCGGCACTTCTGCTCTTCGTGCACTGTCGGACGGAATCCTAGCGCTCGGAGCCCGGCCAGCGCGCGCTCGAGGCTCAGATCGTCGAGGCCGAAGGCGATCCGCGGATGAAACTTCTGCATGATCCCGCCATCGTCAAGGTACCAGACGGCCAGCACGAGAGGATTCATCAGCGTAGGCAGCGAGTCAGGAAACACCCGCACCCCCGATCCGTAGAAGAGGTCGAAGTACGGACGCAGCCTCGTCGTCGTCCTCGTCGCGAAGTTCCACGACTCGTAAGTGCGACCGTCCTTGTGCTTGACGCTCTCGTACCTCTGCGAGACATAGTCAGCCAGGATCTCGGCCTTCCAATCCGTGTAGGATCTCTGCGCCAAGCTGTGTCCCTCGGAGAACCTCGCGGTGATCGGGCTCGGTGCAGCCATGCTGCCGTCCCCCAGCAAAGATCCAACGAGGATGTTCCGCTGAAGGTCCGTGAGATCGGGCAGCTGTCGCTCGATACGGCCTGTCTTCCCGAGCGCGGGCAGCTGGTGTCGATTCCGAAAACGGTTGATGGCAACCTGGTAAGTGCCGAGTCGATCGGCGATCTCCGCCTCCGTGAACAGCTCCTCATAGTAGAGGCGCTTGAACTCCTCGACGGTGAGGTCGTCGAGGCTCATGCTCCCACCTCCCGATATCGAGGGTTTCCCTTCAAGCGCGGATGCTCGATGCCGTACCTTCGCAGGTGACGGTCTATCGTCGAGCTTCCCACACCCAGGCGCTCTGCCATCTGACGGAGCGACACTCCCTCGGATGCAAGTTCGCGCAGGAGACCTCGGTCGAGCCGTCGCTTGATCGTGTTGTTCCGCCCCGACGCGTACCCGAATCCATCGATTTTCCACAACATGCAGGATGGCACGTGCGGTCGTACAATCTCAAGGAACCGCTCCGCGGTGTCCTCACGCTCCATGTGAAAGGTCCCCGTCTCGTGCCCGGAGGGGGCAACCTTCGCCAAATGCCACCGGGGCTTCAGGCCGAACTTCTCAAAGATGGAGCACGCGACAGAACGGCTCCCAGCGTCTGCCCCGAAAATGAGGTCGGGCCACCACCCGCAGAAGCCGTCGTCCAGGTACCAGACAGCCAGCGCGAGGTCGTCCACCATCTCCACGATGTCCGGCACCAGCCGCTTCCACCCCTTGTCCTGCCGTTCGTAGAACAGGGCCTGCCACTCATTCAGAGAGGCGTGAGCCTTGGTGTGGAACCGCCATGAGCGGTAGGTCCTTCCCTCCTTGATCTTGACGTTGAGCTTGGGCTCCACCGCCACCCAGGAACCCCACTCCTCCATCTTCCACTTGAGATAGGGAAGCTGCTCCTCTTCGTGACACTCGCTGTAGTAGGTCGAGTGGGGACGACGGACGAGCCTTCCATCGCCAAGCATCGAACCCAGCAGGATGGAGCGCAGGCGTCCCTCAATCGACGACACCAAGTTCCTCTCCCACCTCTGGAGAGTGCGGATCCCGAGTCGCTTCCTCCACGAAGCCACGCGTGCCGGCGTCGCTCCACCACCGACGCAGACAGCGATCTCCGCGTCGGTGGCCTTCTCGACGAGGTAGAGACTGCGCAGACGCTCCTCTGAGACCGGACACGGAACGGGACGCATGCCGCCACAGTACCCGAAAGTCTAAGCACACGAAAACTCTCGGAATCAAGAAGAGGCTCGCCCCGGATGGAGCGAGCCTCTTCACGTCTCCCGCAGACTAGCGGGTGACGGTGAGCCGTGTCAGACCACGCGGGTTGTAGGCCCCGATGCCGAGATTCTCGAACACCGAGAACCCGATGGTTCGCGCCTTCGGGTCGTCCGCCGAGAGCACGGTGAGTTCGGTACGCACCGGAATGCGACCGAACATCTCAGGCTCGCAGCACACGTACACCGTGCCCGCCGGCACGATGCGGCTCGTGATGACCTGGGCGCCCCAGAGGGTCGCCTGGAGGCCGGTCTTGAGCAACGTGGCCTGGCTCTCGATGTCGAGGATGTCTCGCCCGAACTTGCGGATGTCCGCGTAATCGCGCGCGTTCATGTAGACGCGTGCGACCCGGAGATCATGCCGCTCGATCAGGGCGAAGGCATCCGCGAGCACCGCTCCCGAGATCGGCGCCACCACGGGGATGTCGGGGTTGGTCCCGCCCGGGACGGAGTCGAAGCCGTTGGTTGCGATGGCATCGAGGACCGCGAAAACGCGCTCATCCTCCGCCGCCTGGATCTGCGCTCGGGCCAGGTCCTGGGCGCGCTCGATGAGGTCGAAACGGCGCTCCTTGATCTGGGTGAGCGGGATCTCCGGGTTCGAGGCGATCTCGAACAGCGGGAAGATGACGCGGCGCGGCTTGGTGACCGCCACGATGTTCTGCCCTTCCTCGCCGACGATGAACGCGGTGACATCCGGGTCCTTGTCGTAGATGGGGAGGGCGCCGTCCGGCAGCTGCTCGACCAGGAAGGTCTTGCGGCCGACCGATGTGTAGTCTCTCCGCAGGCGGAGAGGCTGGGTGAGGCTGGCAGCGAGCTTGGCACGACCGGCTGGGGTCTTGATGTACTCGCTGATCAGCTTTTGCTTGACCTCGTTGGAGATTCCGTTCGACATCGTCTTTGCTCCCTTTCTGATTGGATCAGATGCGCTGGTCGTAGACCAGCTCGAACTGCTCCGAGTCCGGGGGCATCTTCAGGATGCCGATGAGGGTTGATGTTCCAGCAACCGCCCCGTTGGCGACGTCTGCTGCGATGGCGGCGATGTCGAGCGAGATCGCCACACCGGTCTGCGTGGTGGTACGCATGATCAGGTACCCGTTGCGGGACGCGATCAACTCCTGGCCAGTGGTGTAGATCAGGTCATCGCCGGCTGCGATAGCGCCTGAGGCCGCGAGCGCCTGCGTCTCGAACAGTTGGTTCCCGTAGGTCCCCTGTGCGCTGACGTAGGTGTTCTTGCCCGAGGCAGGTCCCGGCTGGTTCTCGAACGCGTTGCCGACCGCCGTGTTCACGAACACGCCGAGCGGACGCACGAGGATGTTGTCGGGGGCACCCGGTTCGACCGGACCTCCGATGAAGTTCGACCCCTGGTCGGGTCGGGTGAAAGCGACGCTTCCGCTCAGAACACCGAGAACCCCGGTGTTGACCTGCGTGGAAATCGTGCCTGCGGTGGTGACGATCGGCGGGTTGGTTTGGGTGAAGCCATCCGCAGTGAGAACGCCGACGGCGTTCCTGATCCCCACGTTGAGAATACGCAGGGCTGCGCTTGACTCCGTCCACCCACCACTCGCCTGTCCAAGCAACGGCATGTCGTTTGCTCCTTGTTTACAGACTTCGTGAGGTGGTGATCGGGGCGGTCGAGTTCACCGTGAACTCTGTTCGGTTTCCGCTTCCGATCCCTTGGGTCACATCTATGTTCCCTGGTATTTACGTTTTACCGAGGAGAGCGCGAGCTATAGACGAACTAAAGTCCGCGCTCTCCTGGAGGAGAGTGGTTCAGCTCCGTGGAACTCCGAAGTACTCGGAGACGTCGGGTGCGGTTTCCCAGAGCTTCTGGAGTTCCGCGATCTCGCTGCTGGCAGTCTTGGTCTGCGGGACGTTGCCGAGGGTCTTGGGGCCCTTGGAGGCAGCCTTGGGCTGCGGACGCAGCTTGGGCTCGTCCTTTTTCGCTGCCGCATTCTTCTTCGCGGCCGCCTTGTCCTCCTCCTCGACTTCCTCCTCGTCTTCTTCCTCCTCCTCGTCTTCCTCCTCGTCTTCCTCCTCGTCTTCTTCACCGGCCGTCTTGGGCAGATCGATGTCGGCGTAGAGGGCCATCAGATCGTCGCTGGCTTCCTTCTCGGTCTCCATGAGACCCATCGGATCGGCGCCTGCGGTGATCTCGATGTCGTTGTCGGCGGGGTTGGCCTGTTCGGTGGCCGTGACGGCGGTGCCGCCCGTCTGCGGACCCGCGACCTGCGGGGTCTCGGGTTCCGGCGCGGGATCGACATTGCCGCCCTCACCGCTCTGGATGGAGGGGCCCTTGGCGAGGGGATCGACGACATCTTCGGCGTGACTCGCCATCTTTTCCTCGACTTCCATCTCCTCGAGCATGGCGCGGAGCATCTCCTCCTCGTCGCCCTGGGAGAGCTTGTCGATGTCGTAGCCTTGCGGGAAGTCGTTCTGTGACTGGTCGATGCCGTCGCCGTCCGTGTCCTCGGCCATGAGGTAGGCCATGAGGTCGTCGTCGCTCATGTCCTCTCCCGCTGTTGTCTCCTGGGGCTCGTCATCCATGCCAAAGAAGTGGCTCATGGCCTGGATGAGACGACCGACCGACTGCTCCAGTCGATCGACACGAGCGGTGACATCGAGGGTGGCCGTCTTGCCTTCGTCGGAGTCCTTGGTGCCTTCGGACTCCTCGCCCTCCTCGAATTCCTTGTCTCCTTCCTCGCCAGCGACCAACTTGAGTGTGGCGAGGGTCGCGCGGAGTTGCGCGTCATCGAGATCCATCAGCTGGAATGCCTTGTCCTCGATCTCGCGCACGGAGGCGTTCTTCAGCATAGCGCTGGCGATGCGGACACACAGCGTGGCACGTTGCTCAGCCTGTTCTCTGAGGGTCATCCGCGAGGCAGCAGCCTTGCCCGCCCCGCCACCGGCCGCGGCCGCGGGACTCTCAGGCTTCTTCTGAAAATCCGATGTCGCCGGGTGATCCAACGGCTCGGTGGTGAGGTTGCCGGGCATCGCGGGCGGCGGACTTTCAGGGTCCGTCGGAATGTGCGGGTCCTCGGCCCATGCAGAGGTGTCCCCCTTCTCGTACTGGTCCGCCTCGGGATCGGGGTAATAGGCCGGATGATCGGGCCCCTCCGTACGATCGACAGCGGGCATTTGCGGTGGGGGCGAAGCCTTCTTCTGTGTGCCTCCCTTGGTCCAGGTGAGTCGCGTGCGTGACGACATGATGAGTTCTCCTTTGAGTCCTTGACGTGCTTGGGTGGGTATTCCGTTCAATCTCCGCCCCGTGCGGAGGAGCGGCGGGCCCGCATCGAAAGGATCCGCCCAAGACGTACAAGGGTCTTGGCTTCTCCTGTCGTCGGATGACGACCGAGTACTTCTCCACAACGGGAGAGGTACCCATCGAGGGACTCCTGGCTCCGAGCGGGCCCCACTCGGAGTGCTGTGCGATAGAGATCCCTCGAAACTTTGATGCCGAGCGAGGCGGCGAGACGTGCGAGCCCGTCGACCAGCTCGACGTCAGAACCAGCAATTCGCAGGAGCGTGTCCGTGCCGAACGCCATGCGAAGAGCGGCTTGGTGGACCACGGAGTCTCCCGTAGACGTCGCCAGCTCACCCTCAGAGGCCGCCTCCTCCTGGACGTCGGCCTTCAGCTTGTCCTTGATGCGCTTCTTGACCTTGTCGAGAAGATACTTCTCGATCTCGTCCTCCAACGCGGTAAGAGAGTCGGTACTCTCGGTCGCAGCGTCGTCGCTGCTTTCATCCTCGGACGGACCGAACTGAGCAACGTGGACCTGGGTCCTCGGCTGCCGCGCTGGAGTCACCACTTTGGCAACTTCCGTTGAAGCTGCCTTCTGTATGTGGTCATCAGTATCAGTCCACTCGGGGGGCGGTGACGCAAGAACCTTACGCACCTGCTCGTTCGTGGCGACGTTCACGGCCTCCGGCTGCAAGATGTTCCGCATCACGGCGCCGGCGAAGGCCGGCACGGCGACCCAGCTCGCCTCGATGAAGTTCACCCCGCCGGTCGGGTCCTCGCTGGCGTGGCCACACAGCTCGGCGACCTTCCTGCGGACTCCGTTCTGGTCGTAGAACGCGTTGCCCTTCTCGTAGCGCACATGATTACAGTTGTGAACAGCTAGGCCGTCCACCACGTAGGAGTTGTCTTCAGAGATTTCCAGATTGTGGACCGTTCCGCAGTACGACTCGCGGCCAACATCTCGGATCCGATAGACGAACCAGTCCCCAACGCGCTTGTAACTATCTGTCATCTCGGTGAGGGTGGTCCGCGGCTCCCGATCGGAAAACCGGACCTCGCCATTGAACCCCTTCGGCTCAGATAGCACGAGACCAAAGCTCGGAAGCCAGCCTCTGCAATCTCGCGCCGTGACAGAGCCGTCACCGTTCACCACTTGATCGATGGTCCCTGATCTCCCGTCGAACACGACCGTTCTGTAGGCATACAGACCGCACCGCGCGGCGAGAATGTGCATCTGATTCTGGAGATGGAAGGAAGCCGTGTTGCCTCGGATACCAACCACACTCTGGGTCCCATCTCCTCCGAGCCACCCGAACAAAACGTGTCTCTGGACATCAGGAGCCCAACGCAGGACCGATGGATCCAGCGCCTTCTCGTTCGCGTATTCGCCGCAGTAGCTGTAGAAAAAATCCGCCGCCTCTTCGTCCATGAGCCGGACTTCGACGGACCCAGTCTCAGGTCTGTCAATCGGACACTTGTATCGTGTGGCGTGAAGGGATCTGTCCGCTTGGTGGATCCACGAGCGCCCACATACCTTGCACTGATAACAGTCGTCGTGCCCCGCCTTGAAACGGGCATTGTAGGCGTACTGCGAGGGCGCAGCACATGTCGGACACGTCACCTCTGGAGGGACGGCGCGGCTGTTGGCGCGCCTTTTGATTGCCCGCGTGTGATTGCGAGCAACCAAATCCTGCCAGTCAAGACAATCTTGCCGACGCTCGTCTCGTCCAAACTCAAGGTTCAGAAGCCTCTGGACCTCGGCCGCAAGGGTGTCGTACTCGTGGTACCCAAACGAAAAGGCGATGCCGACCCTCCTGCCGTCTCGCTTAATGAAACTGCCTTCGGCCAGAAAGAACCCGATCAAACGAGCCCGGTTGACTGTGGCATCCGCGCTGTTCTCGACGTCGCGCGGAATCGGGAAGGCCAAGTAATCTCCTCGACGGAGATCCTGTGCCTCGACGAACTCCATCTCGGTATCGAAGATGCGCTGGTACGCGTCCATCGATACTACGTTGTGTAGAGAGCCGGCATGGTGTGGCAAAAATCGACGCTTGAATGCCTTGGCGGATCCCCGTTCGTGCTCGACGGTCCGTCGAAGGGGTTGACCGCAGCCGCAAGCACAGATCTGTGCTGGTCGCAGCGTCCAAAACGGATGCTTGGGCGTTGCCTTCACCGAGACCGGAACGCCCTCTACGTCGAGGACCACCAAGTTGCCCTCGTACTCACGGCGCATGGTCCTAACAACAGCACGACGCCTACCCGTGTGAGAGAGCACGAAATCGCCTTCGACGATCTCCTCAATGGGACGGTACTTGCCTTCGGCAAGCAGTACACGAGTGCCGGGAGGGAAGCAAAGCTCAGTCTCATCATGGCCCACGTTCCCGCACTTCGTGCAGGTCGTGTGCACGCAAGTGCACCCCATGGACAGCGTGCCCATCCGGCCGTTCTCGATGTCCTGGATGAGGCTCGCGTGCTTGCGGTTGGTGGCGACGAGGATGTCGACGTAGATCGACGGTCCGATGTCGCGGGCGACGGCGTCGACGATTCGACCCTTCGACAGGTGCTCGAGCTGGCAGTGCTCGAGGAAGTTGTGGGCACCGACGAACGTCCGGTAGCTCTTGAGCAGGACCCCGCGAGACCAGCTGTCGTGGTTGTTGTTGATCCACTGCTCGGTGTCGGGCGTGATCCTGTAGTCGCCAAACTTGCGCAGGATCTTGCGTCCGTCCTCGACGACGGACCCGAGCTTGACGTTCCCGGCCTCCTCCGTGTCGACCGAGGCCACGATCGTCGCGTGCGTCAGGAGGAAGTTCTTCGGATCGAACTCTTCGCCGAGGATCTCGCTCGCCTGCGCGACCAAGTTCAGCGCCCCGGCGGCCGTTCGGTACGGCCCATTCGCGAGTCGCTCCTTGTTCTGGCCGACGAAGTTGCCCCAGTTCTCTGGAGACCACCCCCGATGAACGACGACCCCGCTGGCTCGCTTGAGGAACGCCACGCTAGCAGGTCTCCTCATGTGGAGTGCAGTGGTCAGAGAGTACGTCATGCTCGCGGATCATGAACAAGCACGAGCCGCAGGCGAGCAGCTTGATCGGAGATCCGTTCTCCATCTTGTAGGTTGCACGGCGCAACATCTGTTCGCACCCACGGGTGGGGCATCTATACCGGCCCTCTGCGTGTTCGTCCCGGCTGACGCGGTACTTCCGGTCCCGAGCGTGCCAGTAAAGAGAATGCTTCACGAACGCGATCGCCACCCGCTGCGCAGACGGTTGAGATGCCACTTTGCCCGCGATGTCGTGGACGAACTCGACTCGTGGGTCCTCGTGCGTGATCTCGTTCGTCTGAGGGGCCCCTTGCGAGACCCACGCCGAGGACGGGGGCCCTCCCGGCACGTCCTCGTGCATGGGCGCGACGAACTCGTCCTCGCCCGGGTTGACAATCTGGAGATCCTCAACCAAGTGGCGATACGACGTGTGTGGCCACTGCACATCGACGCATCCGATTCCAGGCCAGACAGCGGTGACGCGACCCTCGTCGGTTGGGCTGCCATTGACGAGACGCACAGCTTGCCCCACCGCGAACTCTTGTCCGCGGGCCTGCCAGTTTCCTGCGTCTGCTGTACGTTTCATAGCGAGTCGCGTCGGCGCGTCACGACGACGGTCAGGAAGTCCAGACCGTCGCGATCTTCAGGCGACCTTCGGGCTCTTCTTCCTGCGGACGACGAGAGGGATGCCGTGAGCGTGGAGGAGGCCGGCCATGTGCTTGATGAGCTGCGCGGCGGTCTTCGCGTTGGAGAACTGACCCGTCTGTTGAACTTCGCGAAGCTGATCGAACCACTGCTGGTTGAACGTGTCCATGTAGGGCTCGTCCTCGTTCCGCAGCAGCGCGCCGGGAGTCTGCTCGCCGATCTCGGCTGGGTCGAAGTCATCCGGGCCCAGAGCATCCTCGGTGTAGTTTTCCTTGGGATCCATCTGCGCGCGACGGTCGATGCCCGCCTGCTTCTCCACGTGGTCGGAGAGGATGTCACACCGAAGTGCGAAGTCATTCGCGATCTTCGGCTTGATCCCGAGAGCAACGTGGTGCTTCTGGAACGTGGTGGCTGCTTGGTCCAGGAGGCGGGACACCTTGAGGGCCGCTTCCTTCGTGATCGGTTTGGATGACATTGGATTGGTTCTCCTGGCGGGCGGGCTTCAACGTCCTCGGGACGGGAGGGCAGAGCCCTTCGCTTATTCGCGCCCCATATAAGGGGAAAACCGACCTAACGTGGGTTTTCGGGTCTGAAAAACACCCCCGAGATCCCCACGAGATCTCAATGCCCTCCGCGAGGAACACAAACCCACCTTCACCACCCCTTTGGGATCGATGGCCTACCGCAACCGCGTGCTGATTCCTCGCTGACGGCCTTTGAAGGGATTGAAAACCCCCCGAGACAGGACAAGAAATCGGTTTACAGCGTCGCGAGGGACGTTTGCCCTCCCTCAAGCCGTATCAAAAACCACTCGCGGACGCCCCGGATCGTCTGGGTGGCATTTGCGCACTTGGGCCAGCCAAGCGTTCGCGACATGGTTGGCAAACCTCGTCGGTCCTCGTTCTTCGACGGGCACGGTGAACTCGGCCGAGAATTCCTCGCCAGGGGCCTCGCTGCCGCGCGATGGCTTCCTGCGGTCCTTGCCGCCCTTGGCGTATGCTTGGGCCTTCTCTCGCGTATCGAAAGTCTTGGGCACTCCGTCGAGATTCTTGGCGCGCCAGTTCCCCTCGTCAGTTTTCCACACGTCGCCCAACCCGTGTCCCTCGTCTTCCTTGGCCTCCGTGTCCCCGCCCCGGCCCTCGTCAGGATGTGGAAGGGTCTCCTGGTGGAGGACCTCGGCCTCGCCCGTCTCCAGGAAGTGGTTGATCACCGCGGTCGCGGGGGTGACAACACGCTTCTTGACCTTGGATTGCAAGATCTCCATGAGCTTGCGGAGTTTCCCACGGATCCCGCCCCCCGTCTCTGGATCGAGGAAATTTCGAGCACGCTCCTCATCCTCTGGATCAGGTTTCTGACCGGCCGCGATCGCCGCCTGCGCCCTGGCGATCGCCTGCATGTCTGCCTCGGGTGCAGTTGCGTACCTCGTGTCCCGAAGCAACTGCGCCCTGGCCTCCGGATTATCGAAGTCGGCGAAACCAGCGGACTCCATGTAATCGCGTACGGCCCGATCACCCCAGATGTCACTCATGAAATCTTGGATCAGGAAGTCCTTGATGAGCTGCTTGTACTCACTGGCGCCCTTCTCCTGCATGGCCTCGCGGAGCTTACCGAATGGGTGATCCCCGTCGTCTCCGATCACGAAGTCAGCAACCTCCGCGTCGTCCATTTCCGAGAGCGCCTTTTGCATCGCGGCGCGGCTGTCGTCGGCGAAGAAGTCCTCGACCGGCTTGAACATCGTCTCGGCTTGACCGTTCTCCACCATGCGACGGATGAGAGCCGCGGCACCTTTGTTCGGCTGCGGTCGACCCGGCAAAGCGTGGCCTGTGTCCGCGATATGAGCCGTGTTGATGCCTGTGAGAATCGCCTGTAGCTCTTGTGCCTTATCGGAGTCCTCGTCGAGACCGCGAAGCTCTTCCGCGATCTTTTCCGCCGCACTCTCGCGGAGAGCAGGGCTGAGACGCTGAAACTGACGGAACGATTCCATAGCACGACCGGAGTAGCCAGCATCGTCCATCTTCGTCTGTCCGAGCGGCTTCCCACCCACGACGAGAGGATTGGTCACCACGTTGCGTGCGTACGCGACTTCGGCAACTGTGCGTGCCAGCTCTGCGGGATCCTCAATCTCACTCAGATCGGCGCGGACCGAGGCGTTGGCCAGGTTCGCAGCCTCCTCGGACGAAGCGTCCGTTCTGACGAGCTTCCCCAACGACTTCTGGAATGCCTCGGAAAAATCCTCTACTTGCTCCTCGCTCAAGTTGGCGAAGGCGGTCTCAATCTGTGCCCGAACGTCCTCGGGGATGTCGGAGTCCTTCGACACCATCCCCCGCACCGCATCGCGCACCTCGTCCAGAGTCTCCTCGGCACGTTCCTTGCGGCGCTTCTCTTCATCCTCGCGTCGTTTGTCTTCGCGGCTCGTGGGAGCCTTACGCTCCGCCTTGAGCTGATCGACACGCTTGCGCGCCGCCTCCAATTCGTCGGTGACTTCCTCCAGCGCGTCCTCGGCCTTCCGCATCTTGGAGACCTCCTCGCGCAGCTTTCCTTCGAGCTGTCCTCGGGCCGTCTCGCCAGCCTTCTCTAGCAGATTCTTGATCCCCTTGATGTTTTCGCGCGATTCCTTGATCTGGTCCTTGGCCTTATCAACCTTATCCTCCAGAGAATCGACCCGATCGCGTGCCTCGTCGAGTTCACGCTCGACGTCATCCTCCTTGCCTTTCTCGGATTTCTCGGCATCCTCTGGTGGAGCCTTGTCTTCCCGCGCCTTGCTTT